TGCAGAACCTGCATCTCGACGGCGGAAGCGTCGGTACGACCGGCGTCAAGGTACTGTCTGGCCAGAGTGGCGGCATGGACGGCGTCAGCTTCACGAACTTCACTAGCTGGACAGCGTCCTTCAGCTGCATGGCGCCTGCCGAGACTGGCGTCATGGCAGGGATCAATACCAACACCGAGCACAACATCTACCGCAATATCCACTTCCTGTTGTCCGCATTGAACAACGCTGCGGGCATCCTCTGGACGGGTGCTGGCGAGCCGGCGAACACCATCACGTGTGGCACCTCGAACGAACTCTGGGAGCAGGTCAGCATGACCTTCACGCCAACCAGTGGGAAGTTGTCGTACGGCCTGTACTACCAAGTGTGCGCGGAGGTGGTCATTCGCAACCTCCGCTTCCTCAATGCCGGCGCTACCCAGAACGGTGCGATCACCAGTGTCATCGACTACGACTACACCCTCGGCCAGAGTCTTTATCCCTCTGACAACCTGATCGACACCGTCGACTTCCAGACGAACAACATCAGCATCATCAACTCGGGCCTGCCTGCCTCCTCGTCCAACAACAAGATCGTCAATATCTGCTCGCATGCTGGTCGACCACCGAATCCCAACCTGATCGGCCTGGCCTGGGGTTACTCGAATGCCAGCCCGTAAGGAGGTCACGTGTCCAATACCATCACGCTGAGCGAGCCGCAGGTCAACACTGTCATGCAGTCGTGGACCGGCCTCCAGTTGGAGCGCGCCTCCATCCAGCCTGGTCCGTACAGCGTGCTGGTGCAGCTGCCGTACGTGGCCAACCAGACGGTCTACACCTACACCGACACCGTCGGGGCGATCAGCAGCTGGTATCGCGTGGTGCGCTACGCGCCAGGACCGGTGCTCGGCCAGTACTCCGCGCCGTGGACGATCACCGCGCCGCCATTCCCGCGGCGATCGCTGGCCAACTGCCGCCAGGTTCTGGCGAAACGGTTGCACAGTTACGAGCCCGTGCAGACCACCTCGGCTGGCGCCTCGGACGGTTCGACGCTGGTCGGCGTGCAGATGGCCGGCGCGGGTGACAGCAACCGCTACCGCAGCTGGTGGGTGCTGGTTGCCGACCAGCTTGCCCCCTCCGCGCTGCTAGGTCAGGTACGCAAGGTGCCGGATTCAGCGCTCGGTACGACCGACGGCACGCTCAACTTCCCGATCGTGAAGTGGCCAGCCCAGATCCCAGCCGGACTCCAGCTGGAGTTCCACAAGATGCTGCCGCCCACCGCAAACCTGCATGGCGTAACCGGACTGACGGAGTGCCTGAATGCGGCGCTGCGCGAGTGCTACGTGCCAGATCGCCTGCTGTTGGCTGGCTCCAGCACGACCGCTGTCTACGACCTGACTGGGTTCGGTTCCTGGCTGGAGACGGACGCGATCAAGGAACTCTGGTATCCGCCCGCGGGCAACGCGATGGTGCGCTTCGAGTGGCCCGGCTTCAACGCCTGGCGGGCAGGTCAGAACCTGAACCTCGACGCGATCGGGCTGCCGACGGGACAGAACATGGAGATTGGCGTCACACGCCAGGGCGAAACGCTGATCAAGACCAACGGCGTGTGGACCGACAACTCGTCGGGCTTCGTCAACGATCTGGACGAGTCGCTGTTCCAGCCGGAGTTCCTGTCTGAGATCGCGATGGCGCATGCGTACGCAGCACTGGCCAGGACGTCCTCAGGCACCGATCACGCCGAGTTCACCGCGCTGGCTGACGACCAGCGGCGCGCGGCCAACTATCTCAAGCTGCGCTATCTGGAGCATCTGTCCGAACGGCTGAGCCATCCGGTGAATGCGCTGGGCATCGGCGCCGACTGGCCGCTGCTGGTTCGCTGATGGCCCAGGCTCCGCGTCCAGCTGCCGCTCCGATGTCCTTCAAGGAGGTCATCACCCTCAACGGGCTGACGTACAGCGCCGCGCGCCAGGTGATGGACCCGAACACCACCGGCGTGGCGTACGTGCCAAAGACCGCCTCGGCCATTCAGGACCAGGCTGGTGCCCCACAGCTGGACCCGATCAACGTCATCACCTTCCACCACGGCTCGGGTGCCAGCCGCGACGTCGGGCTGCCGATGGCTGCCTGGGGCGAAAATGTCTGGTGCTGTGATCCAGGCTTGATCCTGCCGGGTCCGCTGGTGACGCGCGTGAGCCTGCCGGTGGCCGGCACGGCGCCAGTCCCTGGCCAGGGATTCGCGGAGTACGGCGGCGACATCTTCTTCGTGGCTGGCCGCTACGTGTACCGCATCCCCGCGGGCAACGGCACGATCGTGCAGGACTTCGACCTCGGTCTGAACTCCGCGGGTAACTGCTTCCAGCTGGGCTTCGGGCAGCTACTGCTCTCAGCTGGTCCCACGGGCATCGACCTGTCAGCCAAGACCGCGCCGGGTGCTGGCAACTGGACTCAGGCGCTCACGGGACCGAGCGCGATTCAGCCTGGCACGCTGAGCCATGTCTACTGGACAACCGGCGGGGTCACGTCCGAACGCATCGTAGGTCAGTTCGGTCCCACCACGATCCGCTACACGAATGGTGGAGATCCGCGGAACAGCAACTCGTGGACACCTGGCCTCACGGCTAACGCCATTGACGTTGGGCCATACGCGATCAACAGATTCATAGCCACGCTCGATCATCTGTATATCGCTACCACCGGCGGTCTGCGCGACCTCGATTCCAGCGGCAACGCGCCGATGCTCACGCCCGAGATCGAGCTACAGCAGATGCCGACCAACGGCATCTCGGTGCTCGCCGCGGGCGGCCTCGTCTACATCAACGGCGGGTACGAACTGTACCGCGTGCCTGTCACCGCGCAGCTGAGCTTCGCCGAGGTGCAGCTATGTACGCCAGGCAACCCGAGCATGCTGCCGAACGAGACGCCGGTGCATGGCTACATCAGCGCCATGACGCGGCGCGGCCAGTGGGTGATCGCCTGCCAGTACGACGACACCAACAACATCAGCTGGATCAGCTGGGGCCGCGAGGCATTCGCCGGTTTCCTGACCAGCCCGATCCAGCCCGCGAGAGAAGCCGGGCCGATGGTCTGGAACATGTGTCCGATCGTGCTCCGCGGGCAGAAGGTCACGTCGCTCTGGGTAAGCGGCCTGGTGAGTGCCAATCCGCGGCTGTGGATCGCAGGCATCGACAACGCGAACAACGTCATCATCCAGTGGGCACCGCTGGCGACGCAGACGCCGTATCAGGATCTACGCAACGGGCGCCCGTACCAGTTCAATCCTGGCACCGTGACCGCGGTCACGGTAACGCACCCAGCCTACGACGCGGGTGACGACTCGATGCCGAAGGATCTGGAGGAGGCGGTCATCGAGGCCGAGAACCTGACCTCCGGCAATCAGGTGACGCTGAAGGTCGCGACCGATGCCGCGCCAGGCGTCTTCACCTCGATCGGCACGTGGGCGAAAGGCCCGCGCCAATCCATCCTGCCGTCGCTTACCGTGCTCGGCAACCGCATCATCCCGCAGCTGGTGATGCAGGGTGGCGTCTCGTCACCGGTAATCGTGCGCAAGCAGTCGTATCTGGTCAACCCGCGGCCAGAGATGGCGCAGGTACGCACCTACTTCCTGAAGCTCGGGCGCTTCGAGCGGCACGCCTTCAACGATCCCGATGAAACGGACCCCCTGGTGCGCATGGCAGCGCTCGAAGCGCTACAGGTGGGTAGTCGCGCCACGCTGCTTGACGAAGCCCAGCAGAGCATGGTCGTCCTGCTCAAGCACATCGGCCAGGTTGTCGAGGCCGAGGACTCCGTCTACGGCGGGCGCGTGCTGGCTGCCACGATCGTGCTGCGTGTGGTTGCTGCGGCCCAGGAACCGCTATTCAGTCTCACCCCTGGTCGGTACGACTCCACGGCCACCTACGACACCGTGTTCACCTACTCGTGAGGTAGCTAATGGTTTCTCTGTACACCGTCGGCCCGACCGTCAACAGCGGACTGATCGAGTCCGCCGACCTCAACCAGCTGGTCAACACTCTGAGCGGGGCTCAGAACACGCCGGTCTTCATTAAGAACACCGACCCCATCAGCTTCACCCTCCAGCTGCAGAACACCGACTCGGCGAGCAAGGCACTGCTGGTGACTGCCGCAGACGGTTCAACCGTGCTCGCGCGCGTGCAAGGCAGCGGCATGGTGGCCAGTCCCGACGGGACCGTTGCCGACACCATCGTTACGATCAGCCACGCGCAGACGCTCACCAACAAGACGCTGAGCAACCCGATCATCAACACAGGTGGTCTGCAGGTCAATGGCGGCAACATCGGCATCGGGGGTGCGGCGACAGGCAACAACGGGCTCCTTATTCCTGGCAGCTACAACATCAACGCTTCGGGTGGCGCCGGGGCTGGTCTGAGCGTCGACCCGACGCTGGTCGCGCAGGCTACCAACGACAGCCTGTATGGCGTCTACGTCCAGCCAGCGTTCAATGACAATTCGCACACTGGCGTTCTCCATTACGGCCTGTACGTCGGCAGCGGCCAGAGCTACTTCGCGAACAACGTCGGGCTCGGATTCAGTCCTGGCACCGTGCAACGGTTGTGGATTCGCGGTGCCACGGCAGACGCCGGTAGCGACGCGCTGCTGGCGCAGAACTCTGCTGGGACCAACCTGCTCGAAGTTCGCGACGACGGCTACCTGCTGTTCGCGAACGGGGCGCGCAACATCTCTCCAAACGGCACAGTCAACTCGTTTTACCTGACCACTACCGACGGCTCGAATGGCATCGTCCAGTCAAGCAACGGCAGCCTGTACGTGCGCTCCGCTGGCGGCGCTAACGGCGTCATCATGGACACCGGTACGGGTGGCCTGAACGTTAGCTCCGGTGGCCCCCTCAACTGCGCGGGCTATATCGCCGCTGGTCCCGCGATCTCTGCTGGTGCTGGCGACCTGAACGCCAATCGCAACAACGGCACCGGCTACGTGTTCCTGGCCAACGCAAGCCACTACATCGGCTTCGACGGCACGAGCTACCAGATGCCCACGAGCGGCCTGAATGTTGGTGGAGGCATCACCGGCACCACCCTCGCCGCTGGAGCAAGCCTGATAGCGCAGGCTGGAGACATCAGCGCCAACCGCGGCAACGGTACCGGGGTCATCTACCTGGGCAACAATACTCACTATCTGTTCTTTGACGGCACCAACTACCAGTTGCCAGGTAGCAAGCTTCAAGTTACCGGCCTCAATGCACTGCTGTCGCAAACCAATGCGACCGACTTCAAGTTCGACTGCGGCAACGCTTTTATGAACAACATCCCCAACGGCACCCAGGTGGTGGCGATAGGTTTCAACGCTGCCTTCGCCGCGGCACCCACGTCCATCGTCTTCTCGATGAACAACATCAGCGGGGGGCGTGGCAGCTACAGCCAGGTTCACCTGGGCGCTGATGGCATCGGCACCAACGGCTTCAACCTCGTGATCGACAACACCAGCGGAGGCAGCCAGAGCTTCCTCGTTGGTTGGATGGCGTTCGGCCATTAGGAGGTCCACATGGAGATACAACCCGACGAACTGATCGTCCTGCTCGGCTGGAAGGAAGCCGAGATTCACGTGTTGCGCAAGAAGGTCGCCAAGCTCGAAGCGATGGTTGCCCAGCTGGCGCAGCAGGAGACGGACAAGCCAGCAGAGCCACCACCGGACCCGCTGTTGAGCATGGCAGCCAACGGAGTCCGCTGACGTGGCGGGCCTGGTGTTTCCCTACACCGATCCCAGGAGCGGCTTCCAGTACCCGTCGGCGTTTCTGGTGATTGACGATGCGCGCGTTCACTGGGCCGCACAGACTGCCATCCTGGGTATCTCGATCTACGGGTCGGAGGCTCTCTACAACCAGGGCAAAGATCCGATCTTCCGCGACACCGACCTGTACCTGACCAGTGGCGAGCTTGCGAACGAAGAGCCGCGATTCCTGGGTGACCTGTACGGCATCCTGCAGGCTCGTCCCACCTTCGCTGGAGGCACCATTGTCACCTGAGCGACGGCTCTGGTCGCAGTGAGTGGGTGGACACCCTTGGTAGTCCAGCCGCTCTGCTGCCGCTCCTGGCTGGGCCAAGCGGTGCGATCGCGGCGCTACTGCTCTTTTGCGGGTATCTGCTGCGTGAACTCAGCCTGGCGCGCGCGGATGTCAAAAGTTACCAGGCCAAGTACGAAGCCATGCGTGAATCCAGGGATGAGTTCCGCTTCCTGACCGGCGACGCGGTGCGTGCGGGCAAACGTGCGATTCAGACAGCCGTGGCGAGCGAGTTCGTTCACGAGCAGCACGGTCGCGAAACGCACGAGGTCCGCGAAGAGGTTCACGAATGAACTGGCCGCACTGGTTGCGCTGGCTGCGCTGGTTGCTGGGCAAGCCTCCCATGCCTGCTGTCAGGCTGGACGAGCCAGACATCAACGAGGAAAAAGCGCAGATACGCAGAGATGTGGGGCAGATCAAGGAACTCAACGAGTACCTGCTGAACAAGGCTGTCGCCCGCGGGCGCCTGTCACCGGAAGCGGCAGCCGCAATCCGCGCATCTCAAACCTATGAACGCGAGGTAATGGATATTGGATCTGGTAGTAAGTCGAATTGAGGATCCGGCCATTCTGGTGTGGCTGGCTGTTGCGCTGATCGGATTCACGTCAAGCCTGGGAACCTTGCTGCTTATGCGCTTCGAGATTGCCCTGCACCCAATGGCACTGGCCGTTCCAGCCGTCGCAGCCATGAAGAATCACAACATGGGTGCCGAGGCGGCGCGCATTGCGGCGCAGCTGATCGCTTTTGGCGTGGGCATAGGCTTCATTGTCGACTGGCTTTCGCCGGAAGTTGTCGCCTGGGCACTGGTGCTGATGAACTTCATCTTGTGCGCCAACTCGGTCAACGAGTTCGTGCTGTCTATCCGCCTGCTTGGCGGACTGGAGACTCATTGATGCCTGGCATAAATGTCGACGTTCTCAATCAGCCGCCCACGGTTGCCCTGCTGCAGCAGGCTGGCATCGACGCGGTGCGCCTGGTGTCGCAACCGGACCCCAACGGACCCGGTGTCCATCCGCTGATCGAGCAGTACCTGGCAGACCTGAAAGCGGCCAATATCTTCGCCCTGGTGGTGATCACTGGCCAGTCCGCGGGCAAGCTGCCGGCCAACAACCAGGGCTGGTTCCAGTGCCGCAACGAACCTGACGGGCAGCCGCCGGCGTCCGAGCCGATGACCACCGACCAGTACGTTCAGGAGTTCAACACCTACAGCGAGACGTTCCCGCAGTTCAACTGGGTGGCAGCTGGGCTGTGCGGCTCGGACCCGCTCGGGTACTGGCAGACGATCGCGCCGCAGCTGGTCAACTGCACTGGCTTCGCGGTCCATCCGTACCTGAAGACACCCACCGACGCGACGGCTCTGGTCGACGCCATGCAAGCAGTGGACACCTCGAAGCTCGCGTTCGTGACGGAGTTCAACACCGATGCTGGCAGCCTGCTGGCGATGCTGGTCGGCCTCCACGGCGACACCGCTGGACAGTACTGGTACGCCGCGGGCGACTGGATGAACAGTGGCTACGGCCTGCTCGATCACCCCGATAAGCTCACCGCGTGGACGCAGGCTCTGCAGCTGATCCAGAACCCTCCGCAGCCACAGCCGGAGCAATGGGTCGACTTGTCGAACTACCAGGGCGACCTGACGGCGAACATGATGGCAGACATGCGCAACAGCGGCGTCGTCGGTATAGTCAGTCAAGCAATCACGGGCCTCAACGGCATGAGTTACTGTCGCCAGCAATTGCAAGCTGCGCTCGAAGGCTCCTTCCGCATCGCCGGTTACGCGTGGTGCTTCCACGGCGTGAGCGTCTCGCAGCGGTTGCACATGTTCGATGGCTTCCAGCTGGAGTACCTGGCTCTTGACAACGAACAGGCGGGCATCACGATCGCTGATGTCAACCGCGACTTCGGGCTGTGCGACCAGTACATGGGCAAACTCACTGAGGACTACACCGCACGCTGGTTCTTCCAACAGCAGGGCTGGCAGAACTTCACGGGTTGGTCCGGTCGGCCGCTCTGGTACGCGCTCTACGACAACGAGAAAGACCTGGCCGATTTCGCCCCATTCGGCGGCTGGACGCGACCGCGGATGCACCAGTTCTCTGCTAGCCAGGTGTTCGGAGGTGTCAAGTGCGACATCTCGATCCGCTACCCCACGATGCCGTGAACTGGTCGGCCATCGTCTGGCTCACGTGGCTGGGTTCGTTTGTCGTGCTTGAGGGAGCAGCAATCAGCGGCAGAGTGCCCTGGACGACGCTGAGCGTTTATACGTGGATGCTCGAATCGACTGACGGCGTGGTGCGGTGGGTGCTGCTCATTGGCCTGGCAGCGCTACTGACGCACCTCGTGGCGAAGTGGCCCTAGCCAGGCGCTTCGAGCAGGTCGCGCGGCTCGCATTCAAGCGCGTCTGCGAGCTTGCGGACGGTAGATGGTAGGGCCTCGCCGCCGTTCTCCAGGCGAGTAACAGTGAACCGCTGGACGCCAGCACGCTTGCCAAGCTCTTCCTGCGACAGCGCGGCCAGGTGGCGCGCTCGCTTTAGGCCGGGCAGTTTGACCAATCTGACGTCAATCGTACCGTCAGCGTCCCCCGGAAGCACAGTCACGTCTATATCGCGAGGTCGAGTCATCAATGCATTGTATGTCCGTGGTGCGTTTGCTGTATGCTGGCTGTGCATGATGAAGTGGCTCGCCTGGCCGGTGGGGGTGGTGGCTGCGCTGGTCGTGGTGACGGCATACGCGCAGGGCAACCCCATCGTGACCGCGCCACCGAGCAGCAGCAGCACCTCGACGCACATAGACGTGACTGTCCAGGCACCCCCAGAAGATCCGAAAGCAATCGCGGAGGCAGCGACGCAGTCGTCAGACGCGGTGATCGTGAATGTGCTCGCGCCGATTCCGGTGGGCTTCGTCAAGGGAGCTATCGGCAGCTTCCCGAACGTGTGGACGCAGACGCCGCCGAACCTTACTTACGCCAACGGCGATCTGTCGCGGCTGGCGGGGGTAGTGCGGGATGGATCGCTGGCGCTGAGCGGCCTGGCGGTCTTCGCGCTCGGTATGAAGCTGGCGTTCACGCGCACGGCGCCGACGGGGCGACTGCTCTTCGGCGTGGTGATGTGTCTGGGCAACCTTGTCTGGTGGAAGGTCGGCATTGACCTGAACAACGCGATCAACCAGCAGATCAGCGCGCCGACGTTAGCCAGCCTGCTCAACCCCGGCATGACGCTCCCGAAGGTCGCGGATGGGACCATCCCCACGCCAGACATCGTCGCCAGCGCTGTGCTGGCCGCGGTCTTCGCGGTTGTCGGATTCCTGACGATGTTCAGTCTGCTTGCGCGGCTGGCGCTGATCGACATCCTGATCGTCGTCGGACCGCTCGCGCTGATCTGTTTCGCATCAGAAGAGTCGGCCAGCTGGGGCACGATGTACGCGCGCACGGCAGTGGGGCTGACGTTCAGCCAGGTGCTGATCACGGTCGCGTTCCTCGTGGCGAAAGTACTGGGCGTCCTGGGCACCTCCGGCGTGCTCGGGGCGATCGTGGGCATCGCGGTGCTGCTGACCATTCGCGGCCTGCCGAGCCTGATGGCATCCGGTCGTATGACGGCTGGGCCAAGCAACAGCGCGGCGTTCGGCGCCATCCTGGCGTTCGGTCGCCGCGCACTGGGGCTACTGATCTGATGGGCTGGATTGCAGGCGCCGCGGGCGCGTTCTTTGGGATCTTCCTGATGTTCTGGGTCGGCTTCACCACCCAGCCGTGGTCGCCGTGGTGGATCTCCGGCGGCAGCCAGGACCAGACGGTAGCCGGCGGCGGCGACATCAGCCTGCCAAGCTTCAGCGTCCCATCCGGTGGCGCTCTGCCGCCTATCTCGGACGCGCCCGCTCCACCTGTCACAGCTGGTCATGTCAGCGACGTGCAGCGCTTCCAGCTGATCGAGGCAGCTGGAGCTTCGCCACAGGTCGCGATCGTCATGACGGCGCTGAGCATCGCCGAGGATGGCTCGGGCGACCCGTCCATCGTCGGTCCCCCCAACCGTGACCATTCGGTCGACAACGGACTCTGGCAGGTCAACAGCGGGCACATCGGGCAGTGCGGCATCACCAGCCAGCAGTGGCTCTTCGACCCGATGAACAACGCGCGGGCTGCCATGTGCATCCTGGGGCCTGGGCTGAACTACTGCGCCTGGTCGACGTTCGAGGCTAGCTGCGGTGCGGGTCATACGGGCGCGTACCGCGCGTTCATCGCGGGCGCGACGTTCATCGCGCAGGGGCAAACATGGCAGCACTGATCGCGCTTCTGATGGTGGCTCAGCAGCTGCTGAGCGTTCCTGGGTTCCTCACCGAGATCGTGCCAGGCGACCTCGATACGACAGTGCTGCAGGTCGACCAGACCAGCTACGAGATCGCGTTCGGACCAGGGTGCGAGGACTTCCAGCCCGGAATGGACGTGCTGGTGGAGGCAGGAAGCGGCGGCGTGGCCACGCTTTACGACGACAGCGGAAGCGGGCAGTGCAACGTGCTGATCGGAGCACCGGTCGGCGAATGAACTGGAGGGTGCTCAGGGGTTGGGTGGTGGTGGTGGTCATCGTATCCATTGACGTGCTGGGGTGCGCATTCATCGCACAGCACATCATTTCGGGAGGTTAGCGTTCATGTTCGGTCCTATCGTCAACATCCTGAATCAGATCCTGACGTCGGCTCAGCCAATCATCGCGCCACTGATCGGCCTGGCGCTGCTGATGTACGGCGCCATCCTGGCGGCTGGCAACCACGCCAAGGCGCGCGAGGGCATCATCTGCGCCATCATCGGCGGTGCCATCATGCTCGGCTCACAGCAGATCGCTGCGGCGATCCATCCGTAGTGTGCGAGACGATGAGCAGCCAGCCGTCTACATCGTTCCGACCGAACTCGGCCGCTCGGATGCATTCAACGACCTGGCTTTCCTGGCAGTATCGTTTCTGGTCATCTGGTGGCTGTTCCAGCGTGGGCTGCCATTGTGGACAGGCGCCGTGGTGCTGCCCTTCGTGGCGATTGAGACGCTCACTTCTGAAGCTGCCGAGTCTGTCGCGTGGGTCGGCGATTTTGCGCAGGTACTGCGGATGGTCTTCGGCCACAGGCGGGCGCACGAATGGGCTTTAGCTTTCGGCCATCACGTGCAAAGCGTGACGTGGCGCCGGTGGAACCATCGTGCCAGGGCACGCTGGAGATCACTCCTACGTCGAACGCTCCGATGGGTTCGGCGGCAGAACGCGAGGACGCGGCGGATGCTTTCGCGCGCGTGCTCATGGGCCTCAGCTACCCGCTCCAGATTGTCAGCCAGGCTCGCGAGATCCAGAACCCGCCGGAGTGGCGCAAGCCACCCCGTCTCCGTCGACGCTGGCTGGCTGTCTTACGCGGCAAAGATGCGGCGGAACGGGACTGGCGACTCCGAACACTCGAAGAGTCGCTCATAGGAGTAGGGCTGCATGCCAGAGTGGCTGATCCAGGCGACGTCAGTGGACATGCGAGGCGTGTTCATTCTTCTTTTGCTTTCGTGGACGGTGACCCTAACCCTTATCACGGTACGCTGGTGCTCCGACGATGGCCGCGAGAAGTCTCAGTCGGATGGCTCGGCAACGCTACCGCGGGGGAACTCCCCATCGACTGGGCGATGCATGTCCGCCCAGAGGACGCGAAGGCGGTAGCGCGCTACCTGAAGCGCCAGCAGTCCTGGCAGAGCGACCAGTACAGCCTCAAGCCTGACGCGCACAACGCGCTCGGGCGCCGCGACGCCCAGGAGACACAGCGCAAGCTGATCGCGGGCACTGATCGTCCGGTGAAGGTTGCTGTCGCGTTCACGGTGGCAGCCCCGTCCGAAGCAGAGTTGAAGGTGCGGATGGAAACAGCGCGGCACCAGATCGGCCTCACGCTGGGTGACGCTCGCGCGGCACGCTGGGAGATGGCCCGTGGCTACCAGGCGACGTCACCCGAAGGGGTCTGCGACCTGCTGGGCGCGTGGCGACGGCTGGACTGCACGTCGGTAGCTTCGGCGTGGCCATTCATGCCGGCCACGGTGTGGCACGAGCACGGCGCACCGCTGGGCACCACCCACAAGGGTGCGATGGAAGTGCGGCTCGATCCATTCGATGAGTCGCTGGAGAGCTTCGGTGGTCTGATCCTGGCCAAGGTCGGCGCGGGCAAGAGCTACCTGCTCAAGCTGCTGACACTGCGGTTGCCAGATGTCGAGATGCTCATTGTCGAACAGCGCAACCCACCTGAATACCGCGGGATGCGAGCGACGACGATCAACCTGGCCGACCACGAGTACCACGAGCGAGCCGCGAAGCTGCGCGAGTTCGTAGAGAACATCTGGGAGACAGCCAAGCGCGACCCGCGCCCGCGACTGCTGGTGCTGGACGAGTTATGGAGCTTGCTGCTGGATGGCAACATGGCGCGCCTCGTAGAAGAGATCGCGCGCATCGGCAGGCACCACTACCTGAGCATGTGGATTGCGACGCAGCAGGTACAGGAAATGCTGGGCAGCCAGGAGCGCCCGTGTCGTGAGGGCCGCGCGGTGCTCGACAATGCCGCCATCCGCATCTTCCTGAAGCAGCACGACCGCGACCTGGCGAGTATCGCCGATGCGGTTGGCCTGTCGAAGACCGCGCGGCGGTACGTTCGTTCGGCAGCCCGCGGGCAAGCGCTCCTGAGCGTGAATGACTTACTCGTCCCGGTTGACATTCAAGCAACAATGCGGGAGCATCAATTAATCTCAACCGACCCCCGTGAACGCCATGCTGCTGCTACGAATCCCCTGGCTGATCCTGAAGGTGACCTTCCTGATTCTCTGGAAGGTGCTGGTGGTCCTTGGGTTCCTCGTGGTCGCACTGGTGATCCTGTTGGACTCGGGGCGTCCGCAGGTTGACCTACGTTGAGCCGACACGCGCTCTGCTAGCTGGCGCGTGGGCTGAGCCTGCGACTCGACTCCCACTGGTTCTCCTGGCCATAGGAGTCTTCTTGTTGCTCTTCTGGCGACCTGGCCAGCAAGGCGCCCAGCAGCGCTCGAAGCTGCAGACAGAAGAGCGAGACGTCAGGCGTCCGACGAACACCGTGTGGTGGAAGCGCTGGTGGTGGAAGCTGCGCCCGCCTGTGGACACGATGGCTGTCGACGGTCTGGTGATCGAGCGCACCGGGCGCCGCTCGCACTGCCTGTGGCTGGGACCGACCGGCGCAGGCAAGAGCCAGAGCGTAGCCACGGTACGGGTGAATCACCAGCGGCCCATGCTCATCGTCACGCCAGACCTGAGCGACCCCTTCATTCCGCTCGCGGACTTCCACTGGACAGCTGGCGGCAAGCGATCGGTGGACTTCCTGATCGGCACGCCCGAGCAGGTAGCCGAGCGGCTGACTGAGGTCTTCCGCAGCGGTGGCAATGGCGTGTGGAAGATGACCGCCAGGCGCGCGGTCACGGCCATCATCTACGTGCTCGATTCGATGCGCGAGCCGCGGACGCTGCAGGCGATCGGCGAGATGCTGGCCGACGAGGTGAAGGATGACCGCGAGCTACGCACGGCGTGTGCTGGCTGGGTGGAGCGGTTCCTGTCGACGGCGCAGCAGTTCGGGGAGAGCATCGGCGCCGGTGGCGTGGACGTCGCCGAGCTTCTGCTGCAAGGCAAGACGGTGCTGCTGGACAACGATGCCTTCGCTCACCCCGGCCTGGTGGGCGACGTGGTCGCGTTCGGGCTGGCTGAGGCCAAGCGCTGTGCTGACCGCGTGCCTGGCGGCTTCCGCCTGATTTTCGAGGAGGCTGGCCAGCTTGGCGATCGCATCGACCTGGCCGATCCCTTCTTCCGCGCGGGTCGACGGCGGCGCATCGCTGTAGATGCCCTCACACAGGCAGAAAGCGACCTCAATGACGCGATTAGCCAGAATGCGGCCACAAGGGTGTATTTCAGCCAGGAGCTTCAGAACCTCCAGAAAGCGGCCGCAAATCGCCTGTCTATGGACTGGCACGATCTGGACCCCGCGGTGATGCAGGACTTCACAGCGTGGATCACCAGTGGCAAGATCCGCCGCCTTGTTCACTTCCCGAAGCCCAGGAATGCACGTCCACCTGTGACGGTGGGCATCTCCTACGAAGCTACGGATGGACGTTCACAGGTGGACGTGCGTCTGGTGGTGACCGAACAGAAGCGCTGGAAGGGCACAGGCGAAGCGGTTGACGTCGAATGGAACGGACCAAGAATGCTGCCGCCTCCGCAGGTACGGTTTCAGAAGCTCGTGGACGGGGCCTATCGGGATGGGGCGTGCTTACGGTGGAAGGCTCATCTGCGGCATGACAAGGATGGCTATGGCGAGGTGTGGATCGACGGGGAAGGTCGGTACATGAAGGTGCATCGTCTGGCCTACGAGCTTGCGTATGGAGCGATCCCGCGGAACCCTGACGGAACGACCATGACGGTTGACCATCTGAGCGGGGTGTGCCAGCACAAGGATTGCTTCGAGCTAACGCACCTCGAACTGGTGACACGTGCAAAGAACAGCAGTAGACGGCAGGCCGCTGCGAAGGCTCGGCCGAAGGCTGGGGGGTCTGGGGGGAGACACGCCGGGATTGGCTGAGGCCAGCCGCCGCGGGCTAGTTGTCGTACGCCTCGGCCCAGTCGTAGTCGACGGTGCAGGTTCCTGCGCCAGGCTGGCTGGGGTTCATGGCCGGTCCCAGCCGACCGCCTGTCACTTGCCAGGGAGTGCCGGTGGTGGTGTCGTTCAGGGTGGTATCGAGCACGCCGGCGACGTAGACGCGGTAAACGCTCTTCGCGCCGGAATTGTCCTGCAGCAAGTCGATCTGATACCACGTGCCGACCGCGAAGCTCTGGAAGGTGAGTGACGCCTGCAGGAACGTGCCGTCTGCGGCAGACACGCCGATCGTCCAGGCGCCGTTGAAGTCGTAGATCTCAGTACCGTGGCCGCTACCGTCGACCAGCTGGATGATCTGACAGGCACCGCCGGTGACGTTCCACGCCGACAGGCGGAACACCGTTGAGAACCTGAAGATCTTACTGATGGGTGCCAGACCCGGGGTGTCGATTGCGGCTTGCGCCCCGCCCAGCGGCGGCACAGACATCTCCGCATAGACGTTGTCTGCGCTGGGGGTGGTGCCGGTCAGGATCGTTTGCGTGCTGCCGGTGTCGATCGTGAAATGGTTGCCCCACAAGGGGAACGTGACAGCCTCGCCAGCGAAGCCGTCTCCGAACATCGGGTGAGCGACGGTGATGACGAGTGTGGTGCTCACCCCCTGGAGCTTCGCGGTGATGGTCGCAGCACCGATCGCCAGACAGCTGTAGTTGCCAAGCTGGTCGACGGTGACCTTGGTTGCATCCGAGGTCGACCAGACCGCGTAGGCATTCAGCCCGAGACGGATGGTGTCGTCGGAGAACAGACCCTGGATCTGCAGCTGTCCCGTTTTGCCGGGGTACGGCCAGGAAACCGGAGCGATGGTCATGGACACCACCTCGCCAACCAGATCCTGTGGCACGAACTTGCTCATGTCCGTCGGCAACACGCCTGCCGCAGCTGCCGTGTGGCAGATGTACTGCTTCCCGAAGAAGTCCACCGAATCGCCAGGCGCGTACGTGTTCGTCAGACTGTAGACACCTCGCCAGTTGACGGTGTACGGGCCGGGGCTGATGCCGCCGAGGGTGGTGGCGTTTGGGTTGAAGGCGACGATCTGTTCCTTCAGTGCCGTTGGATCGCCGCCGGTCGCGGTCACGTTGATGGCCAGATCGCCGAGCGTGTTGGTGTCGACCGCGGTGGCGTGGAAGATGTACCAGCCGCCGCCGACCTCGCTGACGGTGCCCGCGGGCGCGGCGAAGCTGCCGCCGGCCTTGCTGATCTGCAGGGTAGGGCTGGCACCCGTCAGCGCACTGATGTGGTCGCTCGAAGACACCATCGCGAACTCAATGCTGGCGGCGACGGATTGCTGCCACTGTCCCATAAGCTGGATTGCCTTTCGTGGTCGAACAGCGCTGCCGGTGACGGACAGTGTGGCGCTTGCCTTGCCCTGGCCTGTAGCGTTGCCCGAGAGGGCTGGATTGACCACGCCGCCCGTAGCCTGGAGGTTGAAGCTGAGCCGCTCGTTGTAGGTGGTGACGTTGATGAACTGGATCTGGGTGTAGTTCGCAGGCGGGTTGGCCTGCATGTCGATGGGCTTGATGCCACGCAGCGGCGCGAGGTGGCTGGTGACGTAAGCGTTCTGGTCACTGACGCCAGCTGACACCTCGGCGATCTGCGTCGTCTGGCCTGAGTTATCGACTTGCTGGCGCGGGTTGAGGATGGCGTACTGGGTGGCGCCGCCGATGACGTAGGGCGGGTTCGGACCCGGGAACGCCTGGCTACCGAAGCTCGCGCCCAGGAGCAGCTGGTTATTGCCCACCTTGATGCTCACGTTCGGGCACGACTCGCCGAGCCAGTAGTTCGAGATCGTTGACGGGCCACTGAAGCTGGAGAAGTCGACGTTCACGGCGCCGCCGACGATGCGTCCACCGTCCAGGCTGAATGTGCCATTGCCACCCCCGGCGATCAGGTTGCTGGTGCGACTGCTGTTCTCGGCGTAGATGTTGGCGCAGGCGATCGTGCCGCCCGAGTAGCAGCGGTAGAACGGGCCGTTGCCATTGCCCGTGGTGCCGAAGATCACGTGGACCGTGGACCCGTTTTCGCTGCTGATGCCGTACACGCCGGTGGTGCCGGGCCAGCCGTCCTGCTCATTGAGTGAGACGCTCGAATTGATGACGTCGACCCTGATCCCGCCCAGGTTGTTGGCCAGGATGCCGCCGACCTGGGCTGCCTGCGAGTTGGCGAAGCCGTCGATGTGGATGACGCCCCCGCCGCCGTTCGGTCCGCTGGTGCCGAAGCAGTCGGCGATGCTGGCGCCCTGGACCTGCATGTTGCGGAAGATCACCTGTGACGGCAGGTTCAGCATGAACACCGGCCCCGTGCCGCTGCCGCTCCAGACCAGATTCGTCGCGTACTGTGAGTCGCCCTCGAAGAAGAGCGGGAAGTTCGCGGGAACCTGAATGGTCTGACTGACACCGATCTGGCCGGCGCCGATGTGGATGACGTCGAATGGTTGGGCGCTGTTGATTGCTGACTGGATCGAGCCGCCACTGGACTGGTTATCCCAGATGGTGCGTGTGACGACCGGCGGCTCAGCTGGGCGCGCGGGGAAGCCTGGATCGCTCCAGGCGATGCTGAAGGTGTCACTGATGGAGTGCGTCCGGGTGAAGGCGCTCGCGAAGTAAGGCGAACCGTCGGCGTACGTGTTGTTGATACCAACCTGCTCGCCGCTGGAGTTATCTCCGCTGTACGGGCACTCGGCGATAATTGCCACGGCGCCGCCCGTGCCATGTGCGCCGACAAGGTTATCGACCATGATGATCGGACCGGCGTTGCTGAGTTGGATGATCTCCGCGGCTTTGCCGCCGATGTTGCAGCCCTGGACGGTGAAGCTGGCGATGAAGTTACCGATCGCCTGCGCCTCGACGTGACGCCAGGCGCCCGGCGCACTGTAATTCCAGCGGCTGGACATGTTGGCGCCCAGGTTGCCGAAGAAGATGTCGTGCTCGCTGCATTGGAACGCCGAGCGGGCCACGACGAAGTCGCCCGAGAAGCCGGCCTGGTAGGTGGTGTTGCAGACGCCGTGATTGGGGCCGATGAACTGGCAGTCCCAGATCCAGTTATCCAGACTGTTGAAGTTGTAGGTCATGATGCCGACCACGTCGGGGTTGGTGTTCCCCGTGATCGGGTTCTTGCTGCCGTAGGGGTTCTGCGCGTAGTTGAAATAGCAGCGCATGATCGACGTCTCGGACGCGCCGAAGCCGTAGACGCCGAGCATCAGGCCCGCGGTTTCGGACTGGGGACCGCTCTGATTAGAGACGCCGAGCAGGTTGACGAAGCCGAGATCTTCGTAGCGGTTGCCGGTCGGAAAGTACTGATTGTCAGGTGTCGGCGCGCCGTCGATCGAGTGGTACGCATCCATGACCCCAACGTTGGCGATGCCGGCGCCGTCGAAGGTCAGCCGCGCCAGCCGCAACTGGGTGACCCCATTGTGGACGAGCATGATCGCGTCATTGGTCGCGCCGCTACTGTTGGGCGGCGGGCCAACCCACTGGATGACCGTGTCGTCTCTGGAGTGGCCGACGATCATCGGGCCGATCAGCCCTTGCCCCACGGGTCGATACGCCGCGTCACCATAGCCGGTGCCCATACCCAGCGTGGCGTTCTGGTAGTAGCGGCCCGGGTTCACGTAGTACGCGCTGGGGAAGCCGGGTCGGGAGATGTTGGAGCACATCGCCTGCAGCGCCGCGGTGTCGGTCGCGCCGCTGGTGTCACCGCTGGGGCGGACCTGGCCCCAGCTGGGAAACAGGTGCCCGTGGAACTCTTCCAGCATGCCTGACTGCTATTGTCAGGCATGCTGGACTGAGAGGGCTACCCCGAGCTAATTCGCCTTATCGTTACCAAACTGCGGTGTGGGCCGCGTACGCATGATTCACTTCGCGCTCGTATTCGCCCTGCGCGTAGTGCTGCTGGCAGTAATCCTCGTCTAGCAGGCGGCGTTCGCATCGCTTTCCGTCCTGCCTGATTCCGTGGCACTGCTCAGTCTCGTCGTGTTGATCGTTTGGCATATCTAACTCGCTCTATCTCTACCCAAGGGCTTCCAGTGCCCGAACTAACGAATCGACCTGAGTCGTGTTGAGCAGCACTCGGCACACGTCAACGATTGGGGCACCATCATTTCGATGTGCTGACCCTCGAAGACAAGCAAGCACTGATTGAGACGATTCTGCTACCGCCCGCAGCCGCTCGATCTCAGCGCGAAGGTCGCGCTCACGCTTGTCAGCATCGGCAACGTTCACTGCGTTTCTAACAGCCAGCATGTGCCAGTATTCCGCGTCACTCTCGGTCATGGGCGCTTGCCGGGGTGGCCCAAATGCCAGGCATGACAAAGCTCACAGAGGTACGCGCGCATGACGGCAGCCGAGCCTCGATGCCAGGCTAACGCTTTGCGCGCGGCCTGCTTGGACGTGTAACGAATCTTGTCCTGGCATGGTGTGTTCACCGCTTGCTCCTTGTGTAGCGCCGCTTGGGCGCGATGTCGCTGTAGGTGATCGGGGTGTAAGCCGCGGCACCGCCAAGCTTCTCCTGCTCGGGGCAGCGCCGCCCGTGCTCCAGGCAGGACTGGCAGCCGTCGACGGGGCAGATGTGCTCGGAGTGCTGCTCGGGCTCCCAGTCGGGCTGGAGCCGCGAGGCAGGGAAGCTCTCGCGGCAGCCGCACGTATAGATCAGGACTAGCTCAGGCACGCGCGTCGGGCCACTCCTGAACCTCTGACCAGTGGCCCAGGTTGCGCGCCACCCGCGCGGCCTGCAGGTTGAGCAGGACCGGCGGGTAGTTGCGGTACAGACCGCTGAGCAGAAGCTCTAGCGCCTTCACCAGGCGCACGCGCGCGGCCAGCTTGGGCGGCAGCGCATCGATCGCAGACTGCTCCTGCAGCACGCGGCTGGCAATCGCATCGAGCGCGCCGTGGAAGTCTGACTCGGGATCGGGGATCTCTGACTGCTTCGTGTTCTTACTCATGAATGACTAATAGCCTCGGAAGGGTGAAAGCGGAAATCAATCGATGTCGCCCTGCGCGGTCAGCTGGTTACGCAGCAACACCGCACGAGCCTTCAGGTCGACGTCGGCGACGATGGCCTCGTAGTCGCGTGTCCAGTCACCCATGTCGAGCAGCTTGCGCGTAGCCTCGATGGCTACGTTCTGCCCGTGGATGTCGCGGATGACCGCCCAGCCGCTGGCGACGTGGGTGATCGTCCAGTGGCCGCGGGCTTCGTCCATCGCTGGCGTGATGGCCAGCCCGCTGCGCATCCACGGCGTCTGCGCCATGTCGTAGCCGCGTACGCCACGCTTCTCCCAGGCGATGCGCACCAGTGGGCGTTTTCTCAGCGGGACACTCATGACTCGTCCTCCGTCTCACCTGGCCACAGGTCGCCGCAGCTGAGTGCCTGGCAGCGGCACATCGGGCACTCTTCGATGTCGCAGCCAGGGTGGTGCAGCTGGTCGAGGCCAACACCACAGTCGTGGCACGTGCGGCCGCTGGCGATGATGCCCGGTCGCCAGGGGTCGCCTGGCACCGTACGGCCGAAGCGGTCCACGTCGAAGCGCTGCTCCTGGCCGTACGGGATGCGCTCGATACCCTCCCACGGCGTGCAGGCGTTCCGCGACAACATCTCCTGGCCGCAGTGCTCGCAGATCACGACTTCGCCTCGCGAACGCCGACCACCTTGCGGACCTTGGGGTCGGTCTTGGCACGGTGGATCGCCTCCTCCAGGGACACGGCGTACAGGGTGATCGTGGTCGTGGTGACTATCTCTACCTCGACGTCGTACGCGGGTAGCTGCGCGCCCACGCGCTCGGCGCTGACCACGGTGCTGTACTTGTCGACCGTGTACTTGACGCCTCCGTTAGCAGGCCGGTCCTGTGGCTTCAGTGCGTTCGGAACGGGGCCGCTGGCAGCGGCCACAGCGCGCGCCAGGTTGGGCTGGGCCGGGGGGACTGGTGTGCTCACGGGGGCCTCCTGGGGCTTCTCAGTGGCCTTTGCGCGGGGATGCAATGTGGCGATACCGCGGGACCGCATCCAGCCGTAGAGTGTGCCGATCGAAACGCCATACGCACGGCAGATCTCATCTGACCGAGTGCCGCACTGGTACAGCGAGATCGCCTCATCGACCTGAGCGGCGGTAACCTTGCGTAGCCCGTGCCCTGGCTTAGCTGTCATCACTTCTCCTCCTTCGGGTAGTCGGTAAAAAACCCGGCCTCGATGGCCTTGCGGTAGTTGTCCAGACGGATGGTGTCGAGTCCTAGCTGTTCGGCGATCGCCCAGACGTTCAGTCGCCATACCCTGGGCGGGATGCCTTCGGTCCTGACTGGAAGTTCGAGTAACATTGGAATGACTCCTCTCGCACCACGGTGGGGTCGAATCGAATAGAGGGGCGGGGTTGATGCAGTTGGCCCCGCCCCTTCGGTTGTCTAGCGGCAGTTCTGCCCGAGCTTCTTGCCGCGTGGGCAACGGTGCTGCCCCTGTCGAATCAAGTGGCCACGAGCGCCGTGCTTCGGGCATGGCACCGATTCACGCTTGTTCATCAGTCCTGACCTTTGCCTGCGTAGCTCAGGAGGCCGCTCCAGCGTTTTTCCGCGTCCAGGCGCGCGTCCTGATGCCCTACCGACCGCGCGGCAGCCGTGCCGCCGTTGATCAGATCCCAGAGGTTGCTGGGGTTGCCGCTGCTGCCGGTGTCACCACCCTGCGCGGCCAGCTGCATCGCGACCTTCGACTCGAAGGTGCCGAAGCCTTTGCGCGCCAGCCACTTCTCGACGTCGCTGACGGTCTTGCCGACGTAGGTTTCCTTGGCCGACTTGATGGCCGTCACGATCGGCTCGGGGCTGCCCTCTGCAAGCGCCTTGAGCGCTGGCTGGGCCTCTTCGATGAAGCGGTCGGGCGCCAGGCTGGTATGGCGGATGCGAAGCTCTTCGATGTCGCGAGCGCCCCAGATGATGCGGTTGCAACAGACGTAGCTGTAGATGAAGCTGTTCAGACCGAAGGTCCGATCGCCGACTTCGCTGTTCCACGTGTAGAACCCGCGGAAGTAGGTCTGCCCGTCGATGTCGATGGGGCGCGTCTCGTCTACCAGAAACGCGAACATGTCGTGGTCGCTGGCGTACAGCGTGGTGTTCGCCTTCGTGACGGTGAACCCCTCGGTGCGGTTGAACTCGGACGGGACCGTCCAGATGTTCCCCGAGCGTTCGTTCATCTGACGCACGGCCGCGACGATCTGCGAGTCCCAGATCCGCCCGTAATTGGGGCCGGTGGTGGCGCGCATCACCTCGGGCGTGTACAGGAACTTGCGGTCTTCGACGTCACCGCGAAACTTCATGCCGAACTCCAGCAGGTCGGCTGCCATCGGCGCGGGAAGCTCGCGCAGGTAGCTGGCGGGGGTCTTCGTGCGAGCGGCCATCTGGCCGAAGCTGTAGTGGGTCAGCTTGAGCGGGTCAGCGCCCACGCCGCGAACGACGATCTCGTCGTCAACCACGCCAGCTTCCAGGCTGCGCGTGCTCATCACCGCGGAGGTCGACATCTCGCGGCTGTAGTTGGTGGCGTCCTGTAGCGCGTCCAGGGAGTCGAAGCGCTGGTCGTCTGGGCGGCTGGCCCACTGTGCAGAAGCGGCGTAAATGTTCGTCATGTCAGGTAGTGCCTCTCGGTCTTGAATGAATGGGCGGCTGATCAGTTGGAGTGGGAAGCTTCCCACTCCGCGAATCGGGAAGCGAAGCTAGCGACTGCATCACGCCAGCCTTGCTCGAACTCTGTGCCCGCGACCTCGGCGATGCGACCCTCGCCAGCTTCGATAGCCTGCCGACCGATCTCGCGTCGGTCGGCGATTACGTTGGCGAAATTCCCCAGACAAGCCTTGCGGCCGAAGTCTGTCCTGAGCGATTCAAACAATTCCTGGTTGCTGATGGCGCGCGCCTGGCGGGCGCGGGCGAAACGGCGAGCGGTGCTGTTCTTGTTCATCACGTCTAATGTACTCCATACGTGCATGACTGTCAATAGGGTGCATGCCTGCAATACTAGGTGCCGGCACGCAGGCTGAGTGATTCGACCCAGCACCCTCTCCCGCTAGCAACGATCACGTTCGCGGTGAAGTAGCCGTTCTGGTAGCCCCAGAGTCGCCAGTGGCCGGCATGACGGTCCCACGTGTCGACGCGATAGCCTCGCTTGCCCGACGTATAGACCAAGCGAAAGAGGCGGGCTGGCGGGCCGTGGACGGCATAGAGTTCATTGCTCATCGTGGTGCCTCCTGGCGGATCTTGGCGCGGTCGCGGCTGGCAGCCAGCCGATCGAGGGTGAGCAGGAACGCGCGGCTCGTGGTTGGCGTGTGGCGAGCCTTCGAGCGGCGTTGCTCGCGCCGCTCGCTCTTGAACTGGGGTGCTCGGCTCACCGCATCACCTTGCGCAGCGAGGCTGGCAAACGGTACTGCTGACCGCACGCCATGCAGTCCACCACCTGGCCGATCTGCTCGGGCTTGAAGTTATGCATCGAGAGCAGCTGGCTGCCGTCCTCGGTGCCGTCGTAGCTCTCGCCGCAGGTCGGGCAGTTGGCGTACATGGCGGCGATCTCTGTTCTGGCGCTCGGGATGCTTGGCATGTATCCAAGATATAGCATGCGCGCATGCTTGTCAATACCCTGCATGCACGACTTACTCACCCGGCGCGATGCAGACAAGGAAGTACGAGTGCCGCTTCCTGGCATGAACCTGCTGCTTGATGCGGCCTGTCGACGGGTGGTCTGGCCTGACGACGACGACCAGATCCTTGATGTACCAGCCGCCGCGCTGCAGATAGCCGATGAGTTCGGCGTGGGTGAGCCACTGCCGATGGTTGCTGACCTCGTCCTGGCATTTGAGGATCAGCACGCCGCTGGGCCTCAGCACGCGCTGTGCTTCGCGAATGCCACCCTCGTACAGCGCCAGCACTGCCGCGTGGTACTTGGGACCAGTGCCGTCTACGAACTGCTCGTCTGAGTAGCGTTCCCGAAAATCACCGTGGCTGATCGGCACTTGGTGTGCCTGGTTATGGAAGCCTGACATGTACGGCGGATCGAGCACGAGGCAGTCAACGCTGCCGCAGACGTACGGCAGCTGGCGGAAGTCGGTGCCGGTGCGGATGTCGGTGGCCAGGAGGTCGTACGTGCCTGGTGGCACCTGCTTCCAGAACGTGCCACGCCCATAGGTCACATCAGCCACGCGCGCGCCGCGCGGCACGTGCAGGTCGAGAATGCGCTTGAACACTGGCGCGTTGTGCGCCACGTACGCGGAGTACAGCGGCTCAGTGTTCACTTCGTGAACCCCTTCCTCGCCAGCCAGGCGGCGATGTCGTAGTCGCGGCTGCCCTTGAATACGACGCTCTCGGCGCCGTTGTCGTACGCGACCTCCGCGGCGTTGTCCTGGGCAACGGTGGGCATGACTGGCGCGTCTTGTCGGTCCTGACTGACTGGGGCTGCCATCAGGTCGGCAGCCGTGGTGCCCTCGGGGAAGCGGAGGATGCAGACGGGGCCGATGCCGCGCGCCACGCTGTCAGCTGCCTTGAGGCGGCGACCGCACCAGGCGCAGATGCCGTACAGTGTGCTGAAGCGGAGCGCTTCGTCGCGGCTCATCTTGCGGCCTTCGCTCAGAGCGACCGACTTCAGCTGCGGCGCGTACTGGTAGTCGCCCTGGCTGCGGTTGTTCTTGAGGGTTTCGGGGTCGATCTCCTCTGTCAGGCGGTAGCCCGAGATGTGCTGCCAAGCCATCGCGTAGCTGCCGGTCTTCTCAGCATTGGTCTTGATCCGGACGATGTCGCTGCTCGGGAGGACGTACACGCCGCACTCGGCCAGCATGGTCTGGAAAGCCATCCAGGCGTCGTAGCTGGCGTCGTCGGCGTCGCGGCTGGCCGCCACCATCACTGGCTGGTAACCGCTGCGCTGCTCGAAGTGAGCCGTGGTCGGGCAGACGAGGTGGGTGGCTGGATTGCCCTTCGTCCACTCGACGTTCTCGCGAGGCTGGATGCGGATGCTGCAGTTCGGGCAGACGCTGGAGAACTTCGCTTCGATGACCATGTACGTAGTATGAGGCATGCATGCATGCTTGTCAATACATTGCATGCACGGGTTTCTCTATGCCGGCGAGGTGAGTTCGAGCATCCAGATCGCGAGCGCGTGCTTGCGCCCGCAGGCGGCACGCCAACCGATGAACCCGCCGTCGGCGTTCACCCAGCCATAGACGCTGGCGCAGCGCTTATCGCAGCCGGGTTGCGCACACCAGTACGCGTGGTCCAGGCTGCGCGGGCGCTTCATGCGCAGTAGCTCTTCGCCCGTGGCGAGCTTGTAGGTGAACAGGCGGGCCATCAGGCTGTCCTGAACCCGATGTCGCTGGCCTGCCAGCTGGCGCCCTGGTCGTGCGAGACGTACAGCACGCCCGACAGCCAGCCCGTCATGAACGGGTGGCCGACGTAGCTGCTGGCGTCCTGAATGCAGGTCACGAGGTGGCCCGTGCGCAGGCGCACCGTGGTCGGCGTCTCGAAGCTGCCTTGCGTCGGTTTCATGCGATCTCCTGAGCGTGCAGCCGACCGTCTTCAGTGATACGGCAGGCGTACTTGCCGAGCTTCGGCTCCCATTCGATCCAGCCCTTACGCTCGAAGCTGCGCAGGGTGGACGCATCGCCGCTGCCACTGGCCCAGAACACGAACGACTCGTGTCCGATGCTGAAGTATTGGCCCCGGCCGTCGAGTGACGGCAGCCACGCTGCGCCCTCGAACGCAGCGCAGCGCTGCTCGATCAGCAGCAGGAATTGATCGGCGCGCGTGAGCGCCCGCCCGTCAGCGTCCCGCGGTACGTTGCCGTTCATCGCGTGTACTCCGCGACATTGCACTTGCCCTGGCACTCGTCGCCATTCAGGCAGCCGTCGTGATCATTGGCGCCGCAGTGCGGGCACTCGACGGGAATCTCAGACTCCATTAGTTGCTCCTCTCGTTTCGCCGCCCACCACTCGCGTTTCCGCTGGGCGATCTTTTCTCGGCGCTCTGCCGACTGTGGCCCCAGGACCAGGCCGCGGGGTCCACGTAGCCGCCCCTTCTGGGCGGCGTCTCTGGCGTTGATTAGGCGCGTGCCCAGGAACAGGTGGTCAGGCTCGAAGCACGGCGGGTTGTCGCACGTATGGCAGATCTCCATGCCCGCGGGGATCTGACCATGGATCGTGGCCCATACGAACCGGTGGACGTACTGGAGCTTGCCGCCGCGACCCCCAATGCGGATCTGGCCATAGCCGTTCTTCGAACGCGCTCGAAGCCACTCGCGACAAGGCTTCACGGGCGCGGCCGGAGCAGCGCCATAGCCTCTTCGACTGCGAGGCGGGTTTCAGCTTTGATGCGGCTCGGGGCCGAAGTATCAAAGCTGTTGAGGTAGAGGTCCGCGGCCTCTACGGCTGCGGCCAGCACCTTGACCATGTCGGTGATCTCGCTGAGCTTCTCAGCGGCGATGCGGCTCTGCTCGTTGTCCATGACTAGTTCCTCCGGTCGTTCGGGAATGACTTGGCGGCTCGGCCGTTGAGCACCGCGAGCGCGTCGCGCGCTACCTGCAGCACCTCGGGGGCCTGGTCGATCTTCGGTAGCTCGAACGCCATCACCTCAAGGAAGGCCCAGCAGTAGCGCCCCTCGGCGCCGGCCTTGCAGGAGCAGGGGTGCTCCATGTCGATCGGCGCCAGCGTCACGGCGTCGAGGTGAATCACGTGCGTCACGCCACCGGAGCGGCTCGGGCGAGTGAAGGTTTTCATTACCGTCATTATGGGGCATGCATGAATGCATGTCAATAGGCAATCTCAGCGCCAGCGTCTACGAGGCGATCGAGCCTCGGCCATTACCGCTCATCCACCGGCAGCACGCGCACGTCTTCGCGCTCGCCGGCCGGTCGACGGCTGTACTCTTCGTCGGTCGCATGAACGATCACACGCGTCATGTGAGTGCGGCAGTACGGGCGGTACTCACCGAACGGAACCGCGACTAGATAACGTGCAGCTAGCCCGCACTCACTGGCACCGAGGATGTATCGGCAGGTCGTCATCATCAGTTGGCCTCCTGTTGCTCGCGCAGCGCCTTCTCCTCGGCGTAGCTGCGCCGTATCTCGACGTACCACCATTCGCGCTCCTCGGCGGTCAGAAAATCCCAGTTCGGCGGGACGCGCCCGGTGCGCGCCCACGCCTCGATCCATTCCTTCAGGTCCATCAGTTGGCCTCCTCGTGGATGGGATCGGTTTTCTCATTGCCGCAGCTGCCACACATGCTGACGATCTCTGGCCGACCGAACAGACGGTTCTGGCCATTCACCCAATCGATGTCCCGCTGCGGCGCCCTGGTGAACGTGTGCGGGTGGTAGGGGCGGCAGGTTGAGCAGTAGTCGCTGGTCTTGCTGGCGCGGCCGTCGCACGGTCGACCGTTCCAGTCGCTGCCGGCGCAGTGCTTGATCGACGCCTGCTTGGCGGCTTCCTTGGCTGCCTTCGCGGCCTGGCGCTCCGACTCCTTGAGAGCGGTGGTCTGGTAGCCAGCGACGCGCTCGGCGCACTTGGCCAGTCGGCGAGCCTCGAAGGCTGGGTTGCAGGTTGGGCACTGTGTCTCGGCCTGGTCAGCGTGGTAGCCGTCGAGGTGCTCGTTCTCGTAGCCAGCGCTATCGAAGCAACCGCTGCACAGGCGACCCGTCTGGCTGTCCTGGCGATCGGCCCAGCTGCGAACTCCGCAGAACTCGCAGACCTTGGTGCCGCGGTTGTCGAGTCCGAATCGGGTGGGGTTCTGCATACACGTAGTATCGCTCATGCATGCATGCATGTCAATAGGTTTCTAGAATGAGATCGGCAGGCCGGCAGCCGTGAGAACGCCAATCCGCGCGTGCTAGCCGCCGGCCCTGCCGTCATGGCCGCGACTTGACGACGCGACCCGTGAACGACACCAGCACGGTGTAATCGTTGTCGCCCTTCTGGACGCTGTGCTGGCAGCCCTGCAGTAGGTTCAGCGCCAGGCGGTACGCCTCATACGGCGACAGCTTCAAGTCGATCAGGTCGCCGTGGTCGGCGTGGTTCGAGTCGAAGATCACGGTGTGAGACATCAGCTGGCCACCTCCGCGGGCGTGACCATGTCCTCCAGCAGCTTGACGCGGTCAGCTGGCAGGTTGCGAGCGGTCACGATGGCCACGGGCTTCCTGTCGGAGTACCAGCCCCCCATCCCGTTGATGTTCACCTCGGTGCCGTCTGGGAAGGCGAGCACGTAGTGTGGCGTGCGGTCGGCGCGGAACCGGCCGCGGAAGCCGGACTTCGCGCGAGCGAGCGCCTGGTCGGCGGAAGCTGGGTTGTCACGGTCGTTGGAGAAACCCCAGGACTGGTCGGTGATGGCGAGGTAGATCACGAGTGCTCCTCTGGTCCGATGCGGACCCCTTCAAGGCTGAACCAGCCGATCAGTTCGTTCAGCGTGTCCATACGCACTTCGAGTGTTCGGGCGTAGCGGGCAGTCGCGGTGTGCTCGTATTCCCGCTGGAGCCGATCGCGGCGAGAGACAAGCTCTTCGATGACGCCCGCCTTACCGGCGATGATGGTGACGCTCACGACTTCACTCCGTTGGCAGCCAGGTTGCCGACCAGGCGCGCGGCCTGGTCGCGGGTCATGCGGACCTGAAACACCGACTCTTTGTCCGCGAAGCTGATCTCTAGCTCGTCGGCGCTGATCGTTCGGGCGCCGATCGCGATGTTGCTCTGCGCGGTGTTGAGCCAGACGGTCTGGCTGGTCGGCAGGCTCATCAGTTGGCCTCCGGCTCCGGGGTGTTGACGAGAACTTCCTGCAGCTGACGGATGATCTCGGGCAGCTGGTCACGGGTGAAGGTCAGGCGCACGAGCGCTGGCGAGTGCGAGTCCTGGGTCGGCGTCTCGCGGAACCCGTACGAGCGGATCGTGGTCTGACCGCTGACTGGCTGGTAGTTGACGACGGCGCCCGTCGAGAAGAACTTGTAGCGGGTGGGGGTCTGCTGCATGCATGCATTATCGCTCATGTTTGACTATGCTGTCAAGAGCGTATATGGTGGTCATGCATGAACAACATACGAGCTTCCTATGCGCCCGAGCGCATGATTCAGGTGAGAAACCTCGACCCACAAGTCAAGCGCGAGATGCGGTTGGAATGTGCTTACCGTGACCTGACGCTTGGTGAGCTAATCAACGAGATCTGGCGAGAGCACATCGACGCGAATGGGTCGCTATGGGCGCGGGAAGATGTGGCAGCAGCTAGCTAGACAGCTGCTCTATGAACGCGACCGCGGTCTATGCTGCTTCTGCGACCTGCCCGTCCCATTCGAGACGATGCATATAGACCACAGGCAACCGCGCGCGCTCGGCGGCGGTAGCGATGCGGGCAACCTTCGCGTCGCGCATCGTGGCTGCAACATTGCTGCCGGCAACGAGGTGGCTATGAAGCGACGCGCTATGGGTATGCCGCCCGTCACCGTCACGCTGTCTATCTATCGGTTGCACGCGTCACTGATTCACGCGATGCGAGTCGAATGCGCCGCGCGCGACATCCCCATATCGCAGCTGATCGCCGACATGTGGCACACCTACCAGTCGAGCGGGGCGTCCGCGGTCAGGTCATAGAAAAACCCGCCTGACGCGGGGAGCCGCCAGGCGGGTATGTTAGAAACTGGTTAGAAACGTGTTTTCGAGTTGATAACGTGACGCCGTTACACCTGAACAAGATTGCGGCTGTAACAGTGTTCGTTTGACGGTTCCGGAGTTAGCGCTTACTTTGTCAGGCGCCGGCTCCCACGCGGGCTGGCAAAGCGCGTGGCTGGGGCTGTCTGCTGTTCCACGGGAGGCACCCCGGCCATGTCGTCACCAGCCCACGTAGGGCCCGCGTAACCAGTCAACGGAGCCCGCCGGCGAGCGGCTATGGGGCTCGATTGCAGTTGGGTTACGACAGGGTGTGGGCCGAGTACCGATTCGGCCAGGGATGCACGCCCGCGGCGCGCGTCGATCGTCGTCTGCGCCAGGTGGACGTAATCCGCCAGGACGCCGGTGCTGATGTGGCCCACGATGCGCCGCAGGCCCATCTCGTCGCCTGGATGCACCGTCAGATACCACGTACAGAAGGTATGCCTGAAACGGTGGGGATAGGCGTCCTCGACGTCTGAGGCGGCGGCGATGCGCTTGATGACGTCGTTGCCGCCCTCGGCGGTCAGCTGGTGGCCGTCGCGCGCCAGGAAGACATAGCCGAGCGGGTTGCTCCAGCGCTGCTCCTGAATCGACAGGTGACGCGCGAGCGCGCGCACGACGCGCCCGCCGTCGCGCCTTGGACGACCGTTGTCGTCGTAGGACTGGATAGAGATGGTTCGCTCCCGGCGACCCTTGCCCATAACCGTAACCGCGCGTTCCGTCAGGTTGAGCTTCTCAAGTTTGAGGCTGCACGCTTCTCCGATCCGTACTCCAGTGTCCAGCAGCAGTAGGAACAGCGCCTCGTCGCGCGCCGGATTGCGAGTCCGGAAGCAGGCCCCCCACATGGCGGCTAGCTCTTGGTCGCTGAACGGTGTACGGGTGAACTTTGTTATGCGCGGTCGCTTGAGCTTGCGCAGCGGGTTGACCTCAACATACTCGTTCTCTTCGAGCAGGTTGCCCAGCCGCTTGAGCACGTCCGCGGCGGCGCGCACGGCAACCTCGCCGCCACGCGTGCGCCGCGGGTGCTCCAGGGTGCGATACCAGACGAGGAACTCCCGGACCCGATCTGGCCGCAGTTCATTGAGTGCCGGCGTGATGCCGCGGCCTCTCAAGAACTCAAGGAAGCGCACCTCGTAGTCGAGGTACTGCTTGTGCGTATGCTCTGATGCGCCGTTGGCGCCGAGCACCAGCTGGTGAAACGAAACAGCGTCGCGGAGATCCTGCACAGACCCCCTCCACGCGGGCACAGATTCGGGTGCCTGTCGCCGACTCCCCGTGGTCCGGGGACTGCTGCCCTGCCCGCGAGAAGTCGTGTTACGGCGCATCAAGCGTGCCACCGTTCATGTCCGTACATGCGTCTGCTTCATGGATCTATCTGAGGGATGGCCAGGACCGATGTCACAAACGCGGTACGACGCCCGATTAGACTGACGCTAGTGCTTCATCACGTATGTCGAGATGACGGGGCTTTATTGGGCGCTGACGGCGTCTGTATCCCTTGATGGAGCCTGTCGGCGGCACTGTATCGGCCGATTCTTCTACGACTCTATCGGGCGATACGTCGTTGGGCTGCTGGCGCAGCATCTCGGCGGTATTGCGGGCATTCTCGGTCGCCAGGTTGAAGTTGGCCTGGATGATGGCTGGCCAGAAGGCTTCGGGTGCGCCGCGCACGGCTGCCATGAACTCCGCAGTACGCGCGGCGATGTCGACCTCGATGTCGCTCTTCGCGTCCAACTGCGCCTTGCCAGGACGGTAGCCGCACAGGATCAGCAGGTCGTCGTACGGCACGTCCAGCACCGGCGCGTACTTCTCAAGGTTCTCGGGGCTGGGGCGCACGCGGCGCCTGGGGTCAGCGGCCAGGTGCTTGCTAACCAGAGACTGGGCGATCTCGGTCGCCTCAGCCAGGCGAGCTTGTGACCAGCCGCGGCGTTCGAGCCACGCGAGCACAAACTCTCGGAAATCTTCCATGCGAATCAGGGCCATCCTTATACGTGGGAGTTGACAGCACTCTAACGCGTGCATGACTACGCGTCAATCGAATGCACACTCTGTTGACAATCGAGCATTGCAGTCAGTCACGCCAGACGCTAAGATTCTGTCATGCAAAACAAGGCTGTGGGGGCCAGGATCTCAGAGCGACTGGAACTTTTCGAGCGCGATCAGCGCTGGCTGGCGCGACGCGTTGGAAAGAGTCCGTCGCTGATCTCTCGATGGATGGATGGCAGCCGACAGATGACGCCGCAGGAGCTACGCGAGGTAGCCATCGCGCTGCACATGGAGCCGACCGCTCTGTTCGACGCGCTGTTCGATTCTGCCGACAAGGCTGAGCAGGAGAAGGTGGCGTGAAGGTCTACCTGGCCGCGCGCTACTCGCGGCACCCCGAGATGCAGGTTTACGCGGCAGAGATTGAGAGCTTCGGCCACTCGATCACCAGCCGCTGGATCTGGGGCAGTCATCAGGTGATGCTCAACGGTGAACCGCTCGGGCCTGAACGCGAAGCGATGTTCGAGTCTGACCACGAAGCGATGGAGCAGCAGCGGCGCGAGTTCGCCGGCCACGACTGGGACGACCTGATGGCCGCGGACGTGGTGATCTCGTTCACCGAGCGACCGCGCACATCGAGCACCTCGCGCGGCGGCAGGCATGTTGAGTTCGGTGCGGCACTGGCAGCTGGCAAGCGCTGCATCGTCGTCGGCTGGCGCGAGAACGTCTTCCATTGTCTGCCTGGCGTCGAGTTCTACATGACCTGGGGCGAGGCGTTCGAGGCTGTTGTCGTCGGCGGAAAGGAGCGGGTGGCGTGATCACCTCGAAGCCCTGGTACGCGAGCCTGACGCTATGGGTCAACCTGCTGTCAATCATTGCCGTGGGCCTGGTCACCGCTGGTCCGCTGGCCGACCTGCTGCAACTGACACCTCAGCAGGTCGCAGCTGGCGCGGTGCTCCTGGCCGTGGTCAACGGAGCCATCCGCGTCCTGCGCACCAACCAGCCGATCAGTGGCACGCCGGCACAGGCAGCGCTGGAGCATGCGGCGGTCATGCGTCGGCTGACCGAGGACTGAGCGGTGAAGCGCTTCTGTCCGATCCACGAGTACGAGCGTTATGAGTGCGGTCCTGAGTGCCGCGCTCGGCGCAAACAGTTCAAGGCGATCTGCCACAGCTTCAACGTCCTCTGGCACGATCGCATGCGCCGCGGCGTCAAGTACGTCTCGCTGGCGCGCGTGCTGCGTTGCCCCGTCTGCCGCCACCTGTTCGCACCCCAACGGGGCAATCAGCTGTTCTGCTCGATCGAATGCCGTCGGCGCCAGGAGCACTGGCGTCGTTACGCCAGGCTCAAGGCCGCGGCATGACCAGCGCGGCCATCGTCACCTCGGCGCTGACCCACAACCAGTGGGTGAACCAGATTGTCGAGTGGGCGCACCTGGGCGGCTGGCGCGTCTACGTGATGCACGACTCACGCAGCCAGCACTGGGCCACAGACACCGGCTTCGCGGACGTCTTCTGCGTCGATGAGCGTGGCCTCGGCCGCGGCGCAGTCTGCTTCGAGTGCAAGACGGGTAGCGGTCGCGAGCGCAGGGATCAGGCTGCCTGGAGATCCGCCATGCTCGATGCAGGCATCCGCAGCCTGGTGGTCTATCCCGTCGATGACAGGGTGGTGCAGCAGATCCTGTTGGACGGCATCCCCTTACACGACATAGTCATGCGCGGTATACTCAGAGACGCACGCCTGCCTGACAGGCGCCAACCACGAAGAAGCCCCAGACGCGTGAACGCCTGAGGCTTCGGACACCACAAGGAAGGTTGAGTTCCACGGATGTCGCTCTTCGATTGTAACCAAGCCAGCGCTCGCGCAGCGATCAAGAACTGGCTTCATCACCATTTTCACAGCAGTGTGAAGATCGGCCCGTTCTACGTGAGCACGTGGGACTGGGAAGAGCAGCACCGGATCTGCTGCCACCCCTGACGAAAGGATGGTTTCCGCGTTTCTGTCTATCCGCACGTCTAGTGCGCCTCGCGTCAGCGCTGGAATCGACGCCGCAAACGCCCCCTCATGAATATGTTCGCCACCCCTAAGAGCGTTTCCTACGTGGCTTCCGCGGAGCCAATCGACCCCAATGCCAAGTACCTCGTCGTTCTCATGGAGATCAAGGACGAGGGTGTCAGCCAGTTCGCTGACCAGGCGGACGCTGACCCGCCGCACAACCTGGGCTGGACGTTCCGCCTCCACAACATGGACAAGACGCCCGTCCTGAATATCGATGGTGACGTGTACGAGCACCACGACTTCACCTCGAACCGCACCGGCAAAGGTGGTGCGCGCACAGCCAAGGCGCGCGAGTGGATCGAAGCCCTGCTCGGTCGCGCCGTCGATGACGGCGAGATCAACGACTCGCTGCCTGGCCAGCTGATCCACAAGGCCGCGGTGATCCTCTTCGAGACGAAGGAAGTCACGGGTCGCAACGGTGAGACGTATGAGCGGCTGCGCATCATGCGCATGTCGCCCATGAAAGACGGCGGGCAACCGATGCCGCAGGCCGCGGCCATCTCTCCCCGTCAAGGAGCCGCGCCACTGCCGGTCGCGGCGCCATCACTCGACGCCGTCCTGGCGGGAAGACCTCAAGGAGCACCGGCAGCGCGCACGCCAGACCCCGACAACGAGCTTCCCTTCTAGGCCCAGGTAACCCGAGTCCACCCGGGTGACGTTCACAGCCCCCGCCGAACTCGCCACGCGACCCCAGTGGGTCGCGTGGCGGATCGAGGATCGCATCGACGCGAAGGGGGAAGTCAAACCTACCAAGGTGCCGTACAACGCGCGCACAGGCAAGCGGGCAGCTAGCACTGACCCGTCAACCTGGGCGGCGTTCGAGGTGGCTGTGGCGTTCGCAGAGCACGAGCGCATGGGTGGCATCGGCTTCGTGGTCACCAACGATGACCCGTACGTCGGCGTCGACCTTGATCACTGCCGCGATGATGACACGGGTGCGATCGAAGAGTGGGCTGCCGTGATTGCGATGCAACTCGACAGCTACACAGAGATCAGCCCGTCGGGCACTGGACTGCGGATCTTCGTCCGCGGCGAGCTACCACCGTTCGGCAAGCGCAAAGGCCACGTCGAGATGTACCAGCACGCGCGCTTCCTGACGGTGACCGGCAACCATCTCGAAGGCAGCCCCGAAGCCATCGAAGATCGGTGCAGTGAACTGCTCGAACTGCACCACAGCGTCTTCGGAGCGCCGCCGGAGGCGCGCCAGAACGGTCATGTGGCGGCGCGCCTCCCTCTCGCGCTCGCTGACGCCGACGTGCTCAAGAAGGCTCGCGGCGCGACCAATGGCGAGAAGTTCTGGGCACTGTGGAACGGTGACTGGTCAGGCAGCTACGACTCGCAGTCCGAAGCTGACCTGGCACTGGTGAGTTACCTGGCGTTCTATACGGGTCCAGACGAAGCGCGCCTGGATCAGCTGTTCCGCGCGAGCGGCCTGGTGCGTGACAAGTGGGACCGACCTGACTACCGCGGAAGCACGATCAGCAAAGCGCTGGACGGTCGCACGGAGTTCTATGGTAACGGCAGCCTCGCGCTAGCGCCCAGGCTCAGCGTCAACGGTCTGGTGCATGCCAGCGCTGGTGAGGTTGACCCAGAGACGGGCGAGGTGGTCAAGCCGCGCCTGATTATCTCGCTAGCTGAGATGGTGAAGGGCGCACCCGAGTCAGACCGCCAGCTTGTCGAAGGCATGCTGTGGGCCGGCCTGCTGCACTGGCTGTACTCAGGACCAGGCTCAGGCAAGACCATGCTCGCGCTCGCGATGGGCATGCACATCGCGGCTGGCAAGCCGTTCCTGGGCCGTGCCGTGGAACAGGGCACGGTGCTGCTGGTCGAAGAGGATTCGCCGCGCACCGTTATGCGCGACTACGTTGAGCTTCTGGCGGCAATCTATGACATCGACCTCGACGGGCTGCCGTTCTATATGAACGACATTCGCGGGCTGAAGATGTCAGACGAAGACGGCTGTAACGCGGTCAAAGAGCTTGTGGCCGCATGCCCGCAGCAACCGCTGCTGCTGATCCTCGACGCCTGCGAGCGCCTGGTGCCGAGCGCTGACTTCAACAGCCGAGAGCTAGCACCGCTCAAAGATTTCCGCGTGTGGGCCGAAGAGCAAGCCGTCGCAATGCTGATGATCGACCACACGCGAAAGCCAGGCAATGGCGACAAGATAGACGACATCGACCTGCTCTATGGTGGCCGCTCAAAGTCCGCGCTCGCGGACATCATGATGTGCATAAAGGGCAGCATCAAAGCTGAGGCTAAGCTGACCTTCCCCAAGCGTCGCGGCGAGGATATCCCAGCTATCGATCTGAACTTCGATGCTGCTGGCGGATTCATCTTCAAGCAGGAAGCTGCGCCGCTCAGCGACAACGAACGGCTGATAATCAAAGCCATCAACAATGCACCTGGGACGCGGCTAACCAAAGCCGACATCATGAAGGATTCTGGCCTACCAGAAGGCATCGCGAACCGCGCGCTGCAAGCCCTTGTGAAGGCTGGTCGTATCGACCGTCAGGGAGCCTCAGTGGCGACCACGTACGGCCTGCGGACTGGCACAGGAGGGTTCTTCAGTTGAGCGGGAAAAGCGTGCTACGGGGCGTGACACGCTTTAGCACGCTCAATCTCAAAAGCGTGCCAAAAGCGTGCTACGACTACAAGATCAATACAGGATCGAGCGTGCTACGTAGCGTGCCAAAAGCGTGCCAAGCGTGCTACGCCCGAGTTCAAAAGCGTGCTACGGAGCGTGTCGCCTCGCGCGCGTACGCGAGCGCGTGCATGACGCGCGCCCCCTTCGGGGGAGAGATGGTTTGTGTGGTCGGGGCGGCTCCCGCTAACGCTCCCGCCGCCCTCCGACCAGTGTGTGGAGGATCGAATGGCTAAATTCGTTCATGTGTCGGCGCTTGACGCTGACACTCGGCAATGGCGGCACGTGTTCGTCAACGCCGAGCAGATTCAGTACATCCGAGACATGCCGATGGGCGCACCATCGATGACTCAGATCGTGATGGCGAACGGCATTGTGCTCAGCGTGGATGGCAGCGCTGACTGCCTCGCTGAGTACCTGGCGGGGGATTCTGTTCACCCGCTCGAAGACTGGATCTACACCAACCATCGGCGGATCGACATGGATGGGTCCGCAACCTGATGGAAAAGCACCCGCCTGCCTACCTGAGCAGTAGCCGTCTCGGCTGCTACGACTGGTGCCCTGCCGAGTTTCGCAAGCGGTACGTGGAAAACCACGATGAGCCACCTACCGCGGAGCGCATCTTCGGCGTGTCGGTGCATGCGGGATTCGAGGCCCATTTCAAGGGTGAGGATGGCGACGTTGCGTTCCTGCGAGCGTGGCGCGAAGGCGTCAAAGAGCTACAGGCAGCCGACGTGCTCTTCGGCCCTGGTCTGGAGCTACGCGGCCTGGAAATGCTGGATCAGATCCGCGACCTGGGCATCGCTGGTGAGCCTGAGCGCTTCGTATCGGTAGTGTATCCGGGCTTCAAGATCCCGTTCATCGGCTACGCAGATCTGTGGGCCGATGGGCACATTTACGACTTCAAAACCACGGGCTACCCCTGGACGCAGGCCAAGGCGGACGCCCAGATATTTCAGCCGGCAATCTACTCGCAGGCATACCTCGATGAGCACGGCACGCTGCCGCGGTTCACGTTCATCGTGCTGCCGAGGATTGCAGGACAGATTCAGATGTTGAATGGCACGCGCGACATCGAGCAGATCGAGGCAGTGTTCGCTCGCGCGCATCAGATCCACGAGTGCATCGAGAATCATCAGTTCGATTGCCAGTGCGGAAAGCACGGGCTGGATGACGACATGGTGATCAATCTGCAGATCGCCAAGACGTTCGAGCGGAGGAAGTTCATCGTATGACCACCGATGTGATGATCGAGATTCAGGTGACGGACCCAGGAGGTGAGCGCTGGACACTGACGCAGCACCACGGGTTCGAGGAGCCTGTTGATGAGTGCGACGTCGAAGAGTGGAAGCGGTACGTGATCCGTTCAGGATGCCCGCGGGGCGAGATCGTTCGAGAGATGAGGCATGAGGCATGAAACCTGACGAAGCCGCGCGCAAATGGCTGGCCAACGTGTGGCCAGAGCACGAGCAGAACTACTTGCGTGACATTGATGTCGATGAGCAGCTGCAGGACGCGTTGGATCACTGCCTGGTGCAAGCGTTCCACGCCGGTGTGGAGTGGCAGCGAAAGAACGGCTCGATTAGGGCTCGCGTCGAAGGCGACATGCTGGTGAATATCGACCCTGTGACGTTCGAGGTGCAGCCATGAGTCACTGGTGCGATTTCTGCCAGGACAGCTTCGAGATCGACCACTTCGAGGATGGCTGCCACAAGGTTGGGTCAGCGTTTGGACCTGAAGGTCTGACCATGTGGAAGCTCAGAGAGCTACACCGCCTGGCTACTGAGATTAGCGAGCCGCCAAACTGGCGAGACGAAGTGCTGGTCATCTTGAACACGAGGGAGCCACGATGACGTTGATGATCGGTACAACTGAACTCGCGAAGGCGTGCTACGCAGTGTGGCGGGCGTACGAGCAGCTGCATGGTCACGAGATGGCTCGCGTGCGCAGCTACTACGCGATGATCGAGATGCACCGCACGCTGGTGTGGGACCACCTGAGCAATCGCGAGCAGCAGCAGTGGCGCCAGGTGGCAATGGCTGCGGGACAGAAGCTCACCGGGGCATTCGGCGATCGCGAGGTATGCGCGGCGTGTGATGGCAGCGGTGCCGAGACTGTGCAGCACGAGTGTGAGCGGTGTCATGGGGCGGGTCACATGTTGGGCGACGGCTGGGAAGTGATCACAGTCGCACCCAGCGACGATCCGTCCGGCGCGCAGGATGTCGCGAACATGCGAGCCGCGCTGGGCGGCGAGTGTGACACAAGCCCGGACACGTGCGACACGGGCGAGCTAGACTAGTCAGGCAAGCACGACAACATGGAGCAGGCACACATGGTTCGAGCAGAATTCGTGATACGCACGATCAATTTCAAGCCAGGCAAGGATGCCGACGGTAACGAGGTGACGGTGGCCGAGGTCAAGCTGGTGACCGATGACCTGACCGCGGCAACGCGGCTGGGTTGGGCGTTACGCAAGCTGGCCAACGTGAGCTTCGAGTTCTTGCAGCCGACGCTGCCGATGCAAGACGAGCAGCTGGGGCTGCCGAACAAGAACATCGACGTCACACTGCCGGCGCGCGAAGCCGATCTCAGGGCAGACATGACCGAGATCATTGGCGACGGCGTGTACTCGCGCGAGAGCGATCAGCCGTCAGACCCGGCTGTCACTGAGCAGCTGGCTGAGATGGGCACGTGGACTGGTGGTGAGCAGCGCACTGGTCTGTGTGCGCACGGGCGCTACTACGACCGAGCCTGTCCCGAGTGCGATCGCAGGCCCACCGAGTGGAAGCCGACCACGCGCGAGGAAGTCCTGGCTGACCTCGACAAGCGATCCGAAGCGCTGGACTCGCGATGAGGTGCCTGTGGTGCGGCACGTGGGTCTTTGACAGTCAGGACCATGAACGGCCGCTGAAGACAGGGACGATCCGTCTGCTCATCGACCACCTGGCCGACGTTCACCGCGTGGTGAGGGTATGAAGCGCTCACAGGTAAAACGGAAGCGCTCGCAAGCGCAGCGCGAAGCGTTCGCGCTGCTGGCCGGCATCCCACTTGAGCAGCTGAACAAGCCGAAGACGAAGCGCGTCATCACCGTCTGGGAAACGTGCCGCGTCTGCGCTGACCAGATGTACGGAGGCCCGCGCTGTTTCGAGCACAACCCCACGCCGGAGCAGCGTGAACGAGGTGCGGCATGAAGACCTACGTGGTACGCGTCGGTGACAAGTCAGCGCTGACGAACGCCGAGGACGAGGTGACCGCGGTCAAGCTCGCGCGTGCTCGCGGCCTGGTCGGCAGCCGGTACGAAGTGATCGACCACGACTGCAACGTCTGGATGGTCGACGTCAGCGAGGTGGGCAATGGCTGATCAGTGGCAGGAGCGAGCACGCCAGGCACAGGACGAGTTCGCGATGAAGATGCCGGGCAGCGAGTTCAACCAGATCATGGGCGGCGGTATGACGAGCACGTCTGGGTCACTGACTTACCCAATGCCGCCGCCGAAGCAGCTGGACGAGCGCATGGCTCACATCGTCGGCGACCTGATCACTGCACGCCAGGTGCTCGATCGCGTGCTCGGCACCAGCAAAGGTGAGCCAGCCAACGAGCCAGAAGGCATCGAGCGAGGGCTGGTATTCGCGGTCGACCAGGCTGGCCACCTGGCTCAGACCATCAACAAGCTCGCCCAGGAACTCGAAGCCAGGATTGGCAGACTGTGATGCCCGATCACACCGAGACAGTGCTGCGCAACATCGCCATCGGCACGGTTGTCTGGATGGCGCTCGCCTGCGTTGTGGCCGCGGCGTTCAGCTGGTGGGTGAAGGTGAGACGCTGGCGTGAGTGAACCAGGCGAGAAGGCATTTCTGGATCTGTTGCTGAGCAACCTGCCAGGCGACGTCAAGCACGCGATGATGATCCTCGTTGATGACGACGGCAACATCGAGACTGCGGAAGCCAACCTCGGGCCGGAGAACATGATGCTGGTGTGCTTCAGCCTGGCGTGCTCCATCGCACAGGATCTGAAGTCCAGCGGCAAGTATCCCGCGGACTATCCGACCGAACACCGCAACGGCAAGACCAAGCCGTTGCTCTACCTGCCGCCAGACCTGCAGAGAAAGCTGGATCAGCTGTGACCCTCAAGCTCGTGCCGACCGTCAGGCGGCGACTGTCCAGATTGCGACGCCTCGGCGAGCACTCGTACTACGTCAACCTGTGGACGCACACCGTCTACGTCTGGTGGCCATGATGGACCCGAAAGACCCTCAGCGCCTGTTCAGTAACCGCACGCTGTGGCTCGATGCCGAGTCGATGGAAGTCGCGCGCGATCGTTTTTGGAAGGCGTGGCTGTCGCGTACAGAGCATGCGCCTGAAGGCTGGCATCACGAGGTCTGGAACATCGCCTGGGCAGCTGGCATCAGCGCCTATCTGTACATGGCCGAAGGGAATTTAGGCCCTGATCCACAGCAGTGACTGGCGCAGTCAGTCAAGCACGCGTAGACTTTGAGCGCGTGCCTGACCCACGCTGACCGTGCCACGTGAACGCAAGCCTGCTCGCCACTACGATCCAGAGACGATCGCGACCGCGATCAGGCGCTACATGGCCGGCGATTCCGCGGTGTCGATCGCTCGCGATCTGGGCGTCACACGCTTCGTCGTCCACGGGTGGATCAACCGTCACGACCCGGCGCACGCGCCGGTCCCGCGGCAGATGTACCAGCGCAATGCCGAAGAGCTAGCGCAGCTGGTCTATGACACGGTCACCGAAACCCTCAACGCAATTAGAGCTAGAGCCATCGCGACTCGCTCGGTGGAGTGGATCACGGCACAATCGGCCAACGACCTTGCCCAGCTGGATGCTGCTCAGTGGGACAGAGTCATCCGCATGGTTCAGGCCCTCCGACCTCGCCCGGCAAGTGACGAAGAAGCCGGTGATGCCGCGGACGCCTCAGACGACGAACCTGCGGTTCATCGAAACGGAACCGTGGACACCACCGACTGACGCGCACCCAGGCTGCAGCCTGTTCGAGTTCATCAAGCAAGCCTGGCGCATCCTCGAACCAGCCGAGCCGTTTGTCGACAACTGGCACCTCCACGAGTTCGTAGAGCACGCCGAAGCCGTCAGCACTAGCAAGCTGGCCGAGTCCAGCCTGCTGATCAACACGCCACCAGGCACGTCGAAATCGCTGTTCTGGGCCGTGTTCTGGCCAGCCTGGGAATGGACCTGGGCGCCATGGACGAGATGGCTGACGATGTCCTACGACGAGGGCCTGGCGCTGCGCGACGCGGTCAGGTGCCGTCGGCTGATGCAGACGCAGTGGTATCGCCAGGTGGCCATGAGCGAGCCGTGGGAGTTCGTCGGCGACCAGAACGTCAAGGGTAACTACGTCAACGATCGCACGGGCTGGCGCATCGCCACCTCGATCAAGGGCGCCGTCACCGGCAACCACGCGCACCGCGTCATGGTCGATGACCCGCACAACGTCAAGAAAGCTGAGTCGGACGCCGAGCGCGAGAACACGCTGAGCATCTGGCGTGAAGCTATCCCGAGCCGCGTGCTGCCAACTGGCACCCGCGTGATGATCGGCCAGCGCACCCACGAGCTTGACGCGACCGCGGACTGGCTCGATCGCGAGAAGAGCGACATCCATCACATCGAACTCAAGATGGAGCACGAGGTGCCGAAAGGGGGTGGTCAACCTGAGCGAGCATCCAGTGAACTGCGTCTGTCAGATGTGCACGATGATTCGCCCGCAGTCTCTGTGGCCGGCTGGTGCTCGCTGACCAGCCGGCCACATGACCCCAGAGCGAAAGAGGGCGACCTGCTGGTGCCCGACCGCTACCCGCGGTCAGTGCTTGAGAGGCGCAAGATCGAGCTAGGCCCGTACGCGTACTCGGCGCAGTACCAGCAGGCACCTACGCCGCGCGCCGGCATGGTTGTCGACCCCAGCTGGATCGTCCAGTCGCCCGAGCAAATGGACCTGAGCCACTTCGATCTGGTGATGGTCTGGGATCTCAACTACTCCAGCCGCGACGCCAGCGACTGGACGGTAGGCATGATGGCCGCGGTCGAACGCGTGCCCGACCTGCCGAAGATCCACATCGTCGGCATCTACCGCGACCACCTGTCGTCAGAGATGCACGACAAGGTCATCGCCGATCAGATCGTGCTCTACAAGCCGCTGATGGTCGGCATCGAGAAGCGCGCCTTCGAGAAACAAGGCGCGACCCAGGATCTGATGCGCCAGGTGATGCTGCGCCTCGATCGAGCGCGCGTCACGACGAGCCTTGAACCTGTCGACGCCGACGAGGACAAGGTCGCCAGGGCCATGATCATCCCTGGCCGCGCCAAGGCTGGCCTGATCACCGCGGACAAGCGCGCAGCCTGGTGGAGCGCGTTCAGCCGCGAGCTATCGAGCTTCCCGAAAGGCGCCAACGATGATCAGGTCGACTGCCTGGCGCATCTGGTGCGCCTGGTCGTGGAGAAGCTCTCGCGTGTGCGTAGCCAGCGGGCGCTGCTCGGCAAGAGCGCGCACATGCAGATCGTTGCCTCAGTGCCGCCGCCCAAGCGTGAGGGCTGGCAGACGATGGTGGATTCAGTCAGGTGAGTGCGATCGAGTTCGAGGTGTTGTACTGCGACGGGCAGCGCGAGGTGGAAATCCAGGGCGACTGGCCTCAGCAGACGTCGATCAGTATCGGACTGCTAGAGGTATCTGATCCAGGCATCCTGCGTCGCGAAGACGACAAGATCACCATCGACGTCGACAACGCTGCGGCCACGTATCGCATCATCGGCGAAGACCAGTCGCTGCCATGCGTGCAGTGCGAACTGATCCAGGGCGCGGTGCATGGCAGCTGATCCACGCCAGGACACGACTGCCAACGGTCAGCGCTTCAACCTGGCCGATTACTGGTCGCAGCACTATGAGCGCTTCAGAGATTCGCGTGAACGCGTGCGGTTGTGCGCGCTGCTGCGTCGCGGTGAGGACCAGCCGGCTGTGCCGAGCGACATGGACTCGGCAGACGCGTTCCGCATCCAGACGCCGATGGCGCCGAAGCTCGTGCAGGACGTCATGCAGAACTTCACCGCGAAGCTGCCAGACATCAAGCGCAACAGTGGGCCCGGGCCGATGGCCGAGCGCACCGCGGAGAAGATCGAGCACTTCCTGGGCCAGTCGGGCAAAGCCGGCGCGCTTGGCGAGCTACGCAGCGGCGGCGAGGAAATCTGGGAGAGCCTGGTTGCGCACAGCGCTGAGGGCGAGTACGGCATGCTGGTCGTCCCGCGCGCAGCGCACTGGTCGGGCTTGCTCGATTTCACCGAGCCCGATCCTGACAACCCCGAGGGGCCAGGCAAGGTCCAGCCGTTCTTCCAGCGTGACGCCAGCGGCAACTCGCCCGAAGACATTCTGTACGCCAACCCGCACGAACCCGAGTTCGACTTCCAGATAGACGATCGGAAGAGTGCCGACGCGTACTATGCTTATGCTCGCGACGCCAAAGCGCGCCGTCTGCCGATCGTGGCTGTGGTTCTGGCCCCTGACGTGTGCCTGCCGATCGGGCTGGACCCAGCCACGGGACGCGTGGATGCGCTGCTGGTGCGTACCGTCCGCAGCGCTCGCTCGCTGAACCGCGACGGCTTCCACTGGGTGATGCTGGGTGCCGGCGACGCGCCGACCGACCAGAGCCGCAGCTGGATGGAGACGTCAGTGCTCCGCGGCCTCGATCAGCGCCTGTTGCTGTACGAACTCTGGGTGCCTGGTGGCGTCTACTACCAGATCGGCAGCGTGCCGCCGAAAGGCCAGGAACCTGTCGGCTACCCGACCAGCTTCGCGGTCTACAAGCGCGACGGCAGCATCATCGACAGGCACGAGGCGTTCGTCAACCTCGAAGCCGAGTACGGCATCACTGACGTGCCAGGCGGCTACTTCTACGGTTGCCACTGGGCCGCTGAACTCGATCCCGACAAGAAGGGCTACCCGCTGCTCTGGACGTACCGCTCGATCATCAAGGGCCTGAACCAGACGGTCAGCGCCGACGTGGCGCACATGTACAACGTGGCCTACGGCGGCTGGCTCATTGACCCGACCGGCATCGACCCGAAGTTCTGGACGGAGAACGGCAGGCCGATGTCGGTCAGGATCAAGCGTGGCGAGGTCACGTATGTTGCAGGCAAGCCTGTCCCTGCGGTTCATCCTGGCGTGAACAAGGACACCAGCGCGTTTATCACCTTCGCGCTCAGCCAGCTGGGATCGACCTCGCCCCCAGGCCCAGGCTCGCAAGCTGGGGCCGGTCCTGTCGCGATGGGCGTGGCGCAGGTCAACAGCGAGTACGCTCAGGCGCAGATCCTGGCCGGCGCGGTCAGGGGCTACAAGCGCTGCGCCGAGATCGTGCTGGAGATCACCGCGGCACTCAGCGAACGACTCGGCGAGCCGATCCCCGTCTACACGCGCATCGACCGCGATGGCAAGCGCCACGACCTGCTCGAACTGTCCAGCAAGGACATCAACAGCGACTACGGCGTCGACGTCGTGTTCCCGACCAAGAAGGGCAGCAACGTCCCGCTGGCGCAGGCTGGCTACCAGTGGATGCAGGGTCAGAATCCGGCGATCAGCCACTACACCTGGCTCAGCGATATGTGGGGCGAAGAGTTCCCCGAGGAGGAGATCGACAAGATCAACGTCGAGAAGGCGCTCAATTCACCTGAAGGCCAGAAGCTGGTCTGGGACATCGCATCGAAGATCAGCGGCGATCGCGAGATGGCCAAGATCGCCAAGCTGCAGCAGGCAGGTCAGATGACGCTCGGCGGCACGCCCACCGCGCTGCTGCCGCCCAGACCACCCGTCTCAGGAGGCGTGGGACCAGCCGGGACGCCAGCCCCGGGAACCGCGGGCGTCCAGGCCGGCAACCCGGCCATCTCCAGCCTGGGTGGCCAGATGAACGCGACGATGGGCAACGGAATCCAGAGCGACATCATGCAGCAGACCGGCCAGGGCGCCGCGCTCGCGCCGAACGGCGCCATAGGAGGGTAGATTGCCAACCGAACTCGACAACATTCTCGCCCCGCCGTTCGAGGCGAACCCGATGGACGTGCGCGTCTGGAATGACGATGGCAACGGCGGCGGTCAGCGCCAGATGGGCAACATCGTCGGCACGCTGCTGGCCAGCGGTGTGCGCACGACCAACACCAACGGCCTCGCGATGGTCAACCCCAACCATCGCGGCCTGGTCCTGTACGCCAACGTCACCGCGTTCAGCGGCACCACGCCGACACTGCAGTTCCGCATCAACTCGATCGACCCGATCACGGGCACCCCGCAAATCCTCTGGCTGCCGGTAGCTGTTGCAGCCGCGGCTGGCGAGTTCGTCTGGATCATGTACCCCGGCTACACCACGGCCCTGACCGGCGCGGTGAACACAGTCGTGGCTAGTGGCGTGCTTACCCGCACTTGGAGCGTCGACTTCGTTATTGGCGGCACAACGCCGAGTACCACCTTCAGCCTGGGTTACAGCCTGCTTCTCTGAGGAGGTTCATTATGGTCGTAGTCAAAAGCATCGACGTCGTTTCACACCCCGTCTTCGCTATCTGCCAGCTGGACACGGGCAAGACCTGCAAATTCCCGAAGGTCAAGCCGACGGGCGCCAGCGACGCCAGCGATGCCGCGTGGCAGACGCGCTTCCAGACCGAACTCGTCAACGCCATCGGCGCGGTCATGATCAGCGGTAGCGGCAGCAACAAGAACGCCACTCATCACCTCGCCGGCCTGGCGTGAGCCACGAGGAACAGGTTCTCCAAGAGCTTCGGCTGATCCGTCAGTCGATGCACCGTCCGCCGATGCGGCACGGTTGGCTGAAGCTGTTCGTCCACGACCTCGAATACAACCCGCAGACCCAGTACAAGGTGCATCTCTATGCCGCGTACTTCTGGGTCATCAACGCCATTGCGGTGACGATTGCGCTGTTCGCGTTCCCCGATCAGTGGAACATGATCGCCGTCTTCTACGTCGCGCTCGTGTCGCTGTACGCCAACTTCGCGACGGACTACGGCGCGATGAGCGCAACGCTGGCCGCGATGGGACAGATGCCGCTGCCCGAGATTCCAGTCGAGGCCCACGTCAATGAGCCCTCTCAGTAAGAAGGGGGCCAAGATCCTCGACGCCATGACCAAGGAGTACGGCGACGAGAAGAAAGCCAAGTCAGTCATGTACGGCAGCATCAGCGAGGGACGCATTACAGGGGCTGACCCCACATTCGAGAAGCGCATGAAGGCGCGCAAGTCTAAGAAAGGCTGAGCGATGGCAAATCTCACAGCGGCCAGTCGGAACAAGTTGAAGTCCAGCCAGTTCGCTCTGCCAGGGAAGGGCGAAGGCGAAGGCGGCAAAGGATCGGGTAGCTATCCGATTCCAGACGAGGAGCACGCCAGAGCGGCTCTGAGTCTGGCGCATAACGCTGGCCCCGCGGGCGAAGCCAAGATCCGCGCTAAGGTCGCGGCGAAGTTTCCAGGCATCAAGGTGAGCGGCGCCAAGCACAAGCCGACGCACGGCTCGGGCAAGCTGACCGCGATGGGCTCCAAGACGCTCGGCGCGCTGCAGGATAAGCACGGCGCTGACGAAGGCAAGAAGCGCTTCCACGCCGCGATGGACAGCGGCAAGCTCGATAAGGGACGCATGATGAGCGCGGCCGAGGACGAGGCCGAAGACAAGAAAGCCGGCATCAAGGAAGGCTCGGCCAAGGACAAGGCCCTCGACAAAAAGCGCGGGGTGAAGGACTAGCGCATGCTTCCCCCGCAGCCTGCTCAGCTGGGGCCGGCGAATCCACCCGTTCCTGCAGTTGCCGCCAGCCCTGGCGCTGCGGGAGCTATGCCACCTCCCCCCGGTGCGGGTGGTGCGCCGGCCCCGCCTCCCGCGGCACCGATGCAGCCTGGTCCGAACACATCAGCGACGATCCCGACGGGTATTCCGCAACCACCTGTGCAGCCGCCGGTGCCCGCCGGCCCACTGCCCCCGATTCAGCGCACCATGCCGCCGCAGGAAGGTGTGACCGCGGAGAACGCCCAGAACCCGTTCGAGCGCGTGGCCGCGCTGGTCGTGGATCAGGCCCAGAACCTGGCGCAGCGGCTGTCGGCCAACCTGAGTGAAGCTCCCGCGAACTCGCGCGAGCTTTCGCCTGACGAAATCAAAGCCATGTGGTACTACTCGCCGACTGGCCAGACGCCGACGCAGGCTGACGCCACGTTCTGGCAGGTCCACGATCAGGTTCTGGCGCAGACCGGAGATCCCAACCAGGCCGAGACGCAGGCGATGAAAGCCTCGTACCCGTACCGTCCGACCCTGGCCCTGGTCGGCGCTGCCAATGCCGAGAAGCAGGTCCAGATGGCTGAGTACCTGCGCAAGAGCATCGACGGCGACCAGGCGCCCGATTCGGCACAAACGGGCTTCGACGCCGCGATGCATAGCACCGCGGTCAGGAACGCGAACGGGAGTGTCTGATGCCTGATCCGACAGTAAGCGGTCCGCCACCAGCTGTCAGCGGTCCGTCGGCGCCGCCAGGCACGGGCAACCAGCCTGATCCGATGGGTGGTTGGACCCCGCCGACGCTGGACACCTCGGGCACGCCGGATGGCTCGCAGCTGGATGCGGACTACGCCGCCGCGACGCAGGGGTTGGCAGATGCGAAGCAGGCAGTTCAGGACGCCGTCGGACGCTACCAGCAGCTGTATCAGGACTTCAACCAGGCGAAGACCGATGCTCAAGATCCGTCGAACACCAACGCAGCGCAAGAACTTCAGGCTGCCTATCAAGCCTTCGATACCGCACAGCGCGATCTAGGGACCGCAAACACCGCGTACGCCAATGCGAGCGCGCGTGTCGCGTCTGCAGCTGAATCCGCAGCCGCACGACCAGCCAACAATCCGGCGCTGAAGGCGTACTACCAGGCACATGCCAACCAGGCGAACGCATCTGGCGCGCTCGCCACCAATCAGTCGCTGGCATTGCAGGCGACAACGCCGGAGCAGGTCAAGAACCTGGCGGCGAATACCACCAAGACGCTGCAGGACGCCCAGGATGCGGGCCTCATTACTCCGGCGCAAGTCGAGCAGATCAAGGCAAACACCAGCCAGATCACCAGCCAGACTGCGACAGCTGATGCCATCCGTCCGTACGTCGTCCAGCAGCAGAAAGCTGCGGCGACGACGGCAACGGCGCAGGCGAACCTCGCGCCAGAGGCCGCGCAGGCTGCGGTCGACAAGGCTCAGGCCGAGGTCGACCAGACAAAGACGCAGACGCAGCAGCTGGCGCAGACCCTGGCTAACACGCCGACGACGTCGGAAGCGCACGACGCGATTCAGCTGCAGCTGCAGCAGGCGACGACTGACCTCGCGACCAAGCAGCAAGCGCTCGAACAGGCGCGGCAACTCATGCCTATCGCGGTCGCGGGCGCGCAGGCCAACGTCGGCCAGACTCTGGCGACCACCCAGGCGACCCAGGCAGGCGCTGTGGCCACCCTTGCCGGTGTCGCGCAGAAGACGCTCGGTCCGCTGTACGGCGTGGGCGATCAGATCACCAAGCTGCGCGGCATGATCGCCAACGGTCAGATCCAGCCCGAGGACGCCAGCACCGCGCTCAACACCTACCTGAACAGTCAGCTGCAGGGTGCGACGCCGTTCCAGCAGGCTCAGGAAGCCAACACCTACAACCTGTCCAACCGCACGCTCGACGTCAACCAGGCCAATACGCGGCTGCAGGCTGGCGCCTCGTACGCGGGCAACACAATGGGTATGTTCGGCCAGCTGGCCGCCGGCGCGGGACCAGGGCATGGTGCCGCGATGGCAGCTGGCCTGCAGGCGGCGCTCAACATGGGGCGCCAGTACTTCGCTCAGCTGGGTGGTTTGACCAACACGCCCGCGGCGCCCAATGCGATGTCGCAGGCTCCGACGGTGCACATCAACATCGGTAGTGGCCAGCCGACGAGCGCTGACACAACGCAATCCCAGCCGCAGCAACCCGTGCCGGCGATCAACACGACGCAGCCAGCTGGCGGCGCAGCTGTGCCAGGTACAGGTGGTATCGCTGGTGCGAATGCCAATCTGGGCGGCGCGCCGTCGGGTGGCATGTCGGGCGACTCCCTCGACTGGCAGGCTGCGACGGCAGCCATGCAGAACGCGGGCAATACGAGCGGTCTGCCGAACCCGATGACAATGGGCAACAACATGACATTGGGTGGTGTGAACCCGGGCCTGCAGATGCCAGCGTTCGCCTCCGGCGGCGTGGTCACCAAGCCGACGGTTGCCCTGATTGGCGAGGCCGGCCCAGAAGCCGTCGTGCCGCTTGGCCATACGGGTGACGCCATTGCGTCGCACCCGTCGGTTCTGGCCGCGCTGGCCGCGCACCCGGGAGCTACGCCGAACAGCCCGTGGGGCCAGCACGTCAGCCGCTGGCGCAACGAGATCGCTTCGGGCAAGGTGTCGGTGGCTGCGGCGAGAGGAAGGCCATAGCTCATGCCGACATACTCGCTGCCAAACACCCAGACTGGCGGCAGCCAGAGCGTTGATGCAAGCTCGCTGGCTGCCGCGGAGTCTCAGGCGCAGTCAGGCGGCACGTGGTCGCCAGCCGCTGGCACGTATGGCGCGAAATCGTCACCGGGAGGCGACACTAGCGGCGGCAGCCAGGGTGGCAACCAGGGCGGCGGTAATGCCGCCGACACAGCTGCGCTCACGGCCGCATTCAACGCTGCTGGGACGATGTCCCAGAAGCAGCTTGATCAGCAGAAAGCCGAGTTCGACGCCCAGCTTGCCTTCCAGCAGCAGCAGATGCAGCAGGAGGGCATCCCGCAGGTCGTTATCAACCAGCAGCTGGCCGTGCTCCAGCAGCAAGAGTTCGCGTTCCAGTCCAATCAGGCCGTTCAGCAGCAAGCGCTGGCTCAGGCTCAGGTCACGGGTCAGTACAGCCAGCCGTTCCAGCCGTCGACGCCCGATCAGTTCGCTCAGCAATCGAATAGCGTCCAGCAGCAGTACATCAACGCGCACGGCAAGGACAATCCGCAGCTTTCGGCTGCGGCTAACGCTGCGAATGCCTGGGCCGCGGATGCTTCGCAGGCGGGCCTCGCGGCGTACAACGCGAACGGCGGCGGCACGCCACAGCAGACGTTGGCAGCCCAGCTTCAGGCGGCGAACATCGCCGCGCAGAACGCGGGCCTGACGGGCATCTTTCAAGGTTCCCCAACGCTGGCAGCGCAGCAGCAAGCCTTCGGGCAAGGCGTTACTGCCGCGGGGCTCACGGGCAGCTACCAGGGGCAGCAGACCCAGCAAGCTCAACTGCAAGCCTTCAACGAGGCATTGCAGCAGCAACAGCTGGGCCTGGGCGCGCTGCAGACCGCGGCCACGCTCACCGGTCCCTCGAATTTCGTCCAGGCGGCGAACTACGCCCGCGGCATCCAGAACACTCAGGTGCCGCAGTTCCTGAACAACCTGCTCAGCGGCCAGAACGGCACGATCGCCACGGGTGGATCGGGGCTGAGCACGCCGCTGTCGATCGGCACATTGGCGAGCAACCTCGGCGCGACGCCGGGCAACCCGAATGGTGTCTCTGGCATGAATGGCGGCACTGGCAATGGCACCGCGGCGACGAATGCGACTGGCGCATCACCACAGTATTCGAACATGTACTGGAATCCCAACGCGCCAGGTGCTGTTCCGCCTGGCACCCAGGCTCCCGTCCAGCAGATGGCGCTTCTTGGAAGCCCGACCTCGGCACCATCTGGCGCTACAAGTCAGCCAGACATGAATCAGACGCTCAGTCAGGCGTCGAAGGTGGCGCAGGCGGGCGGCTCAGCGCTCGGTCCGCAAGCCTGGGAGTCGCTGTCGCCAGACGAGCAGAGCATGTTCGGCTCGATGGTGGGAGGCGTGGGCGGCAGCATGCCGACGTTCTTGCAGCAGTACAAGCAGAGCCGCATTGGGCAGGGAGCAGCGCAAGCAGCATGAGCAACCTCACGGTGTGGAACGGTCGCGTTGCGGAGCTTCGCGAACTCAGGACGGCGATCGAGGACAACTGCACGTGTGCTAAGCAGGCCGACGCGAAGCCCGGCAATACGTGCTCGGCGCACTCGCTCATGACCGACCAGCGTGTGATGGATCACCTGGCGTTTGCAGCGCGCTACCGCTGGAAATGGCAGCTGCAGGAAGACACGCGCCAGGACTGAGGCGTGCCGCCGGTCTTCATCTCCAACGACGATTACCAGCAGTTCCAGGGCGATACCTGGGCGCAGCAGGCGCAGGGACAGGTCGCCGATCAGTGGGCGCAGCAGGCTAACGGCAACGCGCCGAGCATGGTCGCAGACGCTGCAGACCGAGCCCAGCAGTCGGCGCAGGCCCAGCAGGCTGTCCAACAGGGACAGGACCAACAGGCCGGCCTCGACAGTGCCGCGCAGCAAGGTGCGCAGGCGGGTATCCAGCAGGCTGCGACGGAGGCGCAGAACAACCAGAACGCTCAGGACTGGACGAACAAGGCGTACTCGGATACAGCGACCAAAGTCACGGGTGTTGCGCCGCTGCCTTCGGCCGCGCCCGCCCCGGCTGCGGCTCCGTCCGACACCTCGGCGCCAGCACCAGCCGCTGTCGCACCTGACGTCACGGCGTCCGCCGCGCCGAGCGCGCCCGCCGGCCTCCCAAGCGGCGCTGCGGGCAACTTCGTGGCTTATGCGTGGCAGGCGGCACAGAAGGCTGGCATTGACCCGAACATCTTCGTGCGTCAGATCCAGCAGGAGTCGGGCTTCAATCCGACCGCCAAGAGCGGGGCTGGTGCGCAAGGTATCGCCCAGATCATGCCGGCTACGGCGAAGGGTTGGGGTGTCGATCCCAGCGACCCGCTTGCAAGCCTGGACGCCGCTGCGACGCACATGGCTGGCTACCTTCAGTCTTACGGCGGCGACTGGGCGAAAGCGCTCGCAGCGTACAACGCTGGTCCTGGCAACGTCGATAAGTTTGGCGGGGTGCCGCCCTTTGCGGAGACGCAGAAGTACGTCTCAAGCATCCTGGGCAGCGCTGGGCCGAGCGCGCAGGATTTGCTGAACAAGGCCGGCACGGCAGCACAGGGCGCAGGCACCGTGGCGAGCAGCGCCATCCAGGCGCCCGTGCAGAGCGCCCAGGACATCCTCGCGAAGGCGAACCCGTTCATCGGCAACAACTACGTGTGGGGCGGCAAGAGTCCGCAGCAGGGCTTCGACTGCTCAGGTCTGGCCGGCTACTTGACCACAGGCCAGCCTGAGTCGACCACCTCGCTGTACGGCAAGAGCACTGGTGTCGGCGCCGACCAGGCGCAGCCGGGCGACCTCGTGTTCTGGAACATGAACTCCAGCGACCCGCACGAGCAGCACGTCGCCGTCTACCTGGGCAATGGCCAGATCGTGCAGTCAGGCGGCGACCAGACGAAGGTCAACATCGGCAGCGTCAACCAGTCGATCGGCTCGGCGCCCGAGTTCCGACGCGTGAGCACGACTGCCGGCCAGGGACAGCCGGCACAGGCTAACGCGCCAGCTGGTGCTCCACCACCCAACGCGCCGCCAGGCCAGCCGGGCCAGCCGGCCCAGCCAGCTGCGACCAACCTGAGCGACTACATCACCCAGTACCAGGCAGCCAACAACGGAGCGATGCCCGACGATCAGGCTGTTGGCAACTTCGTGATGGGCCAGATGCAGCCTGCTGCCGGTGGCGCGCCACCACCACCCCCGCCGCCAGGTGGTCCGAACAACAACGGCAACAACCAGAATCAGCAACAGCCGAGTCCGCTGGATACGTTTCTCACCGGACTCGGCGGCGCCGGTAGTGCGCTCGGTGGCGTGCTCAGCAACGCTGGGCAGACCGCGCAGGGTGCGCTCGGCGATCTCGGGCAAGGTGCGCAGGCAGCTGGCACTGGTGTGGTCAATGCCGCGCAGTCACCGCAGGTTCAGGGCGCGCTCGGCACTGCGGGTGACCTGGCCTCCGGCGGCATTACTCGGGCGTTCAATAACCAGCTGCAGGATCTGGGGCAGAACGTGATCGCCCCGCCCATCAACGCCGTGGCCGACGCACTGAATCCCGCGGTCACGCCCACGCCCCCGCTCGCTCAGGGCGCGCAGGCGTTGTCGCAGCAGGATGTGCCGTTCTTGAGTGGCGCCGCGGGTGTTGCCGCGCCGTTCCTCGCTCAGCCAGGTGCGCTCGATGCGCTCATGAACCCGAACGTGCCAGACAGCCAGAGGATGCTGGCTGTCGGCGGCGTGGCAAGCCCGCTCGCGTTGGAGCAGGGTGGCGGCGAAGCGCTGGCGAACGCGGCCGGCCGCACCATGCAGGGCGCAAGCCTCGGCCAGCGATTGTTGGGCATTGGCCAGGACGCAGCCGACGCGACGGGCGGGGCGACAATGCCGATTGGACGCACACCGATCGGTCAGGGTGGTCTGGGGACGCCGAACTACAACTTTGCTGAAGGGTCGCCTGAGCAGCAGATCACTCAGGTGCTGCGCAATGCAGCGTCGACCGACGAGACAGGCCGCGCCAGGCTTACATCAGAGCAGATGTCGCAGCTACCTGGCATGCCTACTCCTGACGCGCCGTTGACTGCGCAGGGCAACACGCAGTGGAACTCTGGGCAGCCGCCGGCACTGGACGATTGGCGTTCGGCCATCGACGCGGGCATCCAGCACTCGCAGTGGTATTCGCAGTTCGCGAAGGGCATCGCCAATACGGTTGGACGCGCGAACATTCCCGAGTTTTCATCGCTGTTCGGCATCACGTCGCCTCAGGCCAAGGTTGACGTCAACCTGTCTCAGACGCTGGCTCTCATGCGGATGGCGCGCGAGTTCGAGGCGAACGGCACCCCGTTTACCGAGCAGACCATTCAGGATTGGGTGCATGCCACGGATTCGAACGGCGTGCAGACCAACGGCATCCTGAAGAACGACGGCACGCCAGGCGGCTGGCAATCGTGGACGGGTCAGAAGGCAAAGCAGGTCGCCCAGCTTTATAGCGAGGGGAGCGTCGAGGTGCCGTCCAACGCGAAGACCCCGAGCTACGCGGGCAACATCATCTCGGCGCTAAACAATCAGTTCGATCCGAACTCCACGATTGACACGTGGATGTTTCAGCTTGGCGGCTATCAGAACAACAGCAAGGCTGCGAGTGAAGACCTGGCCTACCGTGCGATGCGTACGGTCAACGGGCATCTAGCCGGCGAGCTAGGGATCACTCCGAATCAGGCGCAGGCAGCAGCGTGGTTCGGGATGAAGGCAGTCAAGGACTTTGCCGATACGGCGGGTGCTCCGCAAGCCCTGAAGTCAGCGATCGCTGACTACGGCAAGCCAGGCAGTACGACGACGCTCGGGGATCTCGTCGCGATGGGCAAGAACGAGGGTGGCCAGTTTGGCGACTACGGGAACCTGTTTGACAGTCCGTCGGGCACCTGGCAGGACACGATCAACACCCCAAAGATCGCGCACCAACTCGGGATGCTTCCCGACAACATCACCGATACGACACCTCCGGGCGCGGCCAGTGCTGGTCAGCTAACGTATCCCGGCCAGACGACCAAGGCGATCCCGTCGTCGTTTCCAGTCACGCCAGAGGACACGGCAGCCAGGCGAACGCTCGCGGAGGGTCAAGCGCCCGTGGTCACCTTGCCAGGCATGTCGGACAACATCGCTCAGCAGCTTGGCTACGATCCGCAGACGAGCCAGTTCTCAGCGCTCGGCAACATGCCCCACATTGTGGACGCAAGCGGTGACACGACCAAGGTGCTCATTCCAGGCGGTAACGTCGACGCGGCGCTGTACGCGGGCGCGACCGTCAATAAGGCCGCTGGCACCGACGCGATGGACGTTCACATGTTCACGCCGCAGGGCCAGGACACCATTGGTTACCACGTGGTCAACAGCGACGGCAGCAACCTCGACGGGCCACAGGCTGAGGCAGTCAGGAACGCACTCGACGCGCATGACTTGCAATACTCTGCCTCGCCAGATGGTACAATCGTACGTGTACACGCTCCTACGAGCGGGGCCGATGAGGCTTTCCAGAGCCAGATGGCGCAGGCATTGGACAAGATGCCTAACCTTCAGGTTGAGGAACTCAAGGGTGTAGCTCAGAGCGTCGGGGCAGGTGACTATGACCAGATCATTCAAAGATATGCTTCGCGGTACGGCGCCCCCGAACAGCCCGGCGTACAAGCTGGGAACGTCGATCTCGGTGGGACCGAAGCTGGGGCCGGAGCAGCAGGGGGCGCTCAAACAGCTGGATACGGCGGAGCACTCGGAGGGGGCGGGCCAGGGGGCCAAGCCCCAGGGGCTAACGCCGCCACCTCGCCTCAACAAGTAATCGGTGGCGCCCAGGCGGGCGCTGTCAATCCGCGGTTCGCGACCTCGCTTGGCGGCGCCGCCGCGGGGGGCCTGGCAGGCTACAACTCGGATCCGAACGCTGACGAGCAGACGAAGATCGAGCGCGCGGCAGCTGGCGCGCTCGCGGGCGCAGGACTTGGCTACGCGGCGGGTAGCATTGCCTCGGGGGGCGTCGACCCGTGGGCCGTCATCCAGGCTGAGCGCGTCGGTTCGATGGCGGGTGGCGTCTCGTCGCTTGCGCACATCGCGCTCAACACGCCGATCCAGGCGATGTGGAAGGTCGCGGGCGACGCGATCCTGTCGGTCAAGAGTCCTGAGACGATCCCGATGGAGTTCTTCGGCGCGTATAAAGGATTGGCCGAGTGGCTGCCGACCGTCATCCCGCAGCTGACCGCGCCAGGGAAGCTGGCGACGCAGATCGGTGGCGTCGAGGGGCAGGCTGTCGAGACAGGGCTGATGGGGCTGGTCAAGACCCACGGCGTGCTGCAGGACTTCGCCAGTTCGGTCGGCACGAACATGGAGCTATGGCGCCTGGCAGGCGAACAGGCCGCTCAGAACAGCGTGCGCTTTTCGCCTCAATGGTGGAACGACGTCAACAAGATCGCCGCAGCGCCGCCAGGCCAGATGACTCAGCAAGCGCAACAGGTCGGCCAGCAATTCGCGCTCCGCGGTCCGCTGGGGCAGACAGGTTCGGCGATTCAGGACTTCCTGCAAGCCTCGCGGCTGGGGCGCTTGCTCAACCCGTTCTTCGGCATCGGCGCGCACGTTGTCTCGGGTGGCATCGAGCGCTCGCCGCTTGGCGCTCTGGGCACCGCAGCTGACGTCGCGCGCGCTCCATTCGGTTTCGGACCGTATGCAGCTACCGTTCCCGCTGGCCAGAGTCTGCTGCCAGGGGCGTCCCGCGTCAACTGGGGTGGTACGGACGCCGTAACTGCGCTCGGACCTCGTCTCAGGAACAATATCCTGGGCCTGGGGGCCGCGGTCTGGGCGTTCAACCAGGCTGCGCAGGGCAATATCACAGGAAATGGGCCGTCAGACCCCGCAATCCGCGCGGAATTGACGAAAACGGGCTGGGCGCCGAACTCGGTGCGCATCGGAGGCCGCTATTTCAGCCTCAATACGCTCGGCGTGGCTGGCTGGGGGCTCGCGCAGGGCGCGAATGTGTACGAAGCGACGCATACGGGCGACCAGGGCGGCTACATGAAGCCAGATGCGACCCTGCAGGACCAGTTAGGCGACGTTGCGGGCCGCATGTCGGCCTATGTTGAGAACGAAACCTTCTTGAAAGGCATCGGCGACCTCGCGGCTGCCATGCAGAACAAGGCGACAGGCTCTGGCGACGTCGCGTACGAGCTTGGCAGCATGGGATCGTCGCTCATCCCGCAAGGATCGCTGATTGGCAACGCTGCGAGCGCAATGGACCCCTTCCAGCGCAAGATTCAGACGGGTGACATCGGCCAGCAGATCGAAAATCGCATTCCAGGGCTTCGAGAGACGCTAAATCCGAAGCTGGGCGACACCGGCCAGCCGTTATCCAACCCGCAGGCGGGTTTGGGGGTGGTTTTGCCGCGAAGCAGCGTCATTCAGGACGATCCGGTGGCCAATATGCTGCTGAACGTCGGAATGAGCCCGCCGGTGGCCCCGAAGACCATTCGCGCGGGCAATGAGCAGGTTCAGATCACCCCGGACGAGCAATACCAGTACCAGACCCTCCGCGGGGCCATGTTGCAGCAGATGATGGGTCCGTTGACCTCGAATGCGAAATTCCTGCAGGCTCAACCCCAGGCGCGCAAGCAAGTGCTCACGAAGATGCTGTCGCAGGCCGATTCCGTGGCTCAGCGGCAGCTTCTGGGGCAGATTGCGCAGGGTGGCGCTCTGGCGGGCCGTCTAACGCCTCAGGCGAAGAATGTGGCACCGCAGAGCTTCGGCCCGCCCATGTCGATCCAGCAGTACCAGCCGCAGGGCGCTTCAGCGCCGCAGCAGAACCTGCCCGTCGAATCGGACATGGCTACTCTGTCTCCTGAGCTTCAGATGCAGCTGCAGGATCAGATGGGTGGCGGCGGGTAATCCAGATCGCGCATCCCAGGATAACCACGTAGGTTCCGATCACGATGAGTACCCAGTTGGGGTACTCGCGGCTGAAGGCTCCGACGCTCACCACGGTAAGAAGTACGGCGACCGCTGTCCACGCTCCGCGCCACGCTCGCTCGCGTTGTAGGTCAGTCACGAGGCCGTTTTACCGCTGTACCTTTGCTTTCTCAAGCTGAGGCCGTAGACTTCTGTGCAAGCCTGCACTGACTAATCGGTCAGGCATGCTATAGAGGCAATGACCACTCAGGACCAAACGACGTTCGACGCGGCGGATCTGGCACCCATCAGCACGTCCAGTTCAGTCGAGCAGCTTGATGAAGCGATGGACGTGGCGCGCATGGCCGCTAACGCCCAGCGCGACCTCGAAGCTGCCGGCGAGAACCCACTGGACCCATCTGACGAGGAAGAGGAAAACCCCGAGTCTGGCGAGCAGGGCGAGGAGTCGACCACAGGCAGTCCCGCCGAAGAGGCGCAGGAGTCTGAGGACGCCACTACCGACGAAGAGGAAGCCGAGGAAGAGCCTGAAGAGGCACCTCCCGCGGCACCAACCCCTCAGCAGCAACCCCAGCCAACGTACAGTCGACGGGACGCTGCTCGGTTCAAGTCCGAGCTAGATACTGCTCGAACAGAACTCCAGACCCTCAGAGGCCAGGTCAACGCGCATCGGTCATCCGATAGCTCGATCATCCAGCAGATCGCCCAGCAGGCAGGCTCCGAAACGGACTACCAGCAGCTGGTCGACAAGGTGGTCAGTGGCCAGGCGACAGCGGATGAGCAGCAGCGCGCCAACATCATGAAGCAGTGGCGCACGATTGCTGGTCCGATCTTCCGCACAGCACAGGAACAGGTGTTCAACCAGTGGGCGGGTGCCTACCAGGCAGCCTCCCAGTATGACGGCGTCACGCCCGAAGCGGCGCAAGCCATCATGAACGCCAGTGACCCCGCTAGAGCGTTGGAGACGATCCACGCCGCGGGCGCTGTGGCTGGTGCCGAGAAGGCGCGCCAGGAGTTCAAGGACGAGCAGAAGAAGGTCCAGGCCGAAAATCAGCGTCTCAAGGCCGAGCTATCCAGCGTGAAGTCCAAACAGGTCGCGGGCAAGCCGCAGCCGGCAACGCCAGACGGGTCAAGCCCCGCGGCGATGCCCAAGCTGCCGCCGATGTTCCTTGAGGACGGAGCGCTGAATCCCGACTTCGAGAAGTTGGCGAGTTCAGGGAAGCTGCTAGGAGTTGAGAAGTTGACTGGCTAGTCGCCCGAAGCGACTGAAGGAACTCTCGCTTGGCAGTAACAACATACTCGGCCCTCACGAATGAGCAGCGCTCGTTCTACGTGGCTCGCCTGATCAAACGTCTTTTGCCGTTCATTCCGCTCCAGAAAGACGGTGAAAAAACCACCGTCGGCAGGAACACTGGTACTGGTGTCCAGTGGCGTAAATGGGGCGCACTCGCCCTGGCGACCTCGGCTCTTACTGAAGGTACGCCACCGACTGAAATGTCGCTGACGATCACCGCGGTGACTGCGACGCTCGCGCAGTACGGCGCGTTCGTCAAGATCTCGGACCTGCTGATCGTGGCGGGTATCGATCCAGCAATGGAACAGGTCAACGACCTTGAGTCCGAGCAGGCTGGTCGCTCGGTTCACACGCTGATCGTCAACGCGCTCGCCTCGGGCACGACCGTTCAGTACGCCAGCACGGCGACCACGCGCGGCACGGTTGCCGCGGGCATGAACTTTTTCATGATTGAGGTCAGGAAAGCTGTCCGCACGCTGAAGAAGAACAACGTGATGCGCTTCCCTGATGGCTACTACCACGGCACACTGACGCCTTCGCAGTGGTACGACCTGCGCGCTGACTCTAGCGCCGCCACGGGTATGACCTGGGCGCAGGCGAATACCTACGTCAACACCGAGAACTTCCAGAAGGGCATGCTGGGAGCGGTTGAAGGAGTGACGTTCTACGAGACGTCGACTGATAACCCCGTGTTCGTGGGAGCTGGTCAAGGCCCCATCGACGTGCACGCAGCGTTTATCTACGGCCCTGGCGGCTACGGGACGGTCGACCTGACAACCCAGACGGTTGCCGACATCGACCCGACTACCAACCGTGGCATCGACGTCATGGTGGTCCCGGCGAATACGCCTTCAAAAATTGATCCTCTTCAGCAGTACGGCATCAGTGGCTGGAAGGTCGCGTACGTCGTTCAGGTCTTGGATGCGTTGCGCATGCTGCGCGTCGAGACGGCGGTTTCGGGCTAGGTAGCGAATGAGGGATATAACGCTAGGAACTCCCGACCCGGACAGCGGTACAGCCGTGATGGCGAAAACCTTGACTCTGCCAGACGACTTCCCACTGGACGGGTCAAGGGCGATCATCGTCGGCGCTGCTGCGTTAGCCACGATAAATACGACATACGGGCCAACCGCGGTCCACTTGAACGGCGAGGACTCCGTCGTGTGGGTGGACATCCACGACTGGTCTGTGCTGCCGTCCAAGCCGGCGCTGACTCACGCCCAGCTTGCTGCGCTGGGGTTCGCCGCCGTGACGTACGGCGGGTTCTACACCTAGTAAGGAGGAATCTATGCCGAACCCCAATCACGTCGTCAGCAATACCGACAAGCCCTTCGTGCGCCAGCCGCGCTACGAAGAGCAGGCTGTGGGTTCAGCTGGCGACGAGCAGCACAAGGCCGAAGAGCGCTCGATTCTCGAACCGCACGACAACCTTGGCCGTCAGGCAGACAAGCTTGACGGCGAGGCGGGACGTCGAGGCGAGGATGCTGGCCTGGTGACGCGTGCCGAACTCGATCAGATCCTGCTCCAGCATCAACAGCAGATGCAGGGGATCATGGCGCTCTTCGAGATGTTCCAGCAGAACGATCCGCGGCGCGGCACCCCACCGACAGAAGACTTCATGGAATCCGAGCGGAAGGTCTACGAGCACACCATCAAGGAACTGACCGAAGCTCCCCGAGAAGCCGTCTACATCGTGCCGCTGGGGTACGAGGCCCAGGCGATCGAGCAGAACGGCAACAAGCCGCTGTACCGCGTCATCTGCATCAACGGCGTGCAGTTTCCAGTCGAGGTCGGCAAGGTTTGCGAGGTGCCGTACCAGATTGCCGAGATCATCCGCCACGCCAAGGATGGCGGCCTGGGCACATGGCGGCAGCAAGAGCCAGGTCCACCAATCCTGCGTCACTCGACGCAATCGGCCCAGGATCTGGAGCAGATTCCACGCCCACCCAAGGTTCCTGGGGCCGACGAAATGGGACGCTCCGGCCTCGTCGGCCTGGATGTCTTCCGCCCATTCACCACCGAGCGGGCAGCGCCGCTCGATTCGAGGTAAGCACATGGCCACAGACCCCACTTTCATCCCCAGCATGAGCGCTCCACCGGTCCCTCCTATGCCTGGGCCAACCCCGCCGCCGCCAGAACCGGCTCCGGCGCCGCCTGCGCCTGCTCCTGACCCAGAGCCAGTACCCAAAGCGGATGCCTACCTGCCGGACGGCACACCGATTGGCACTCAGAACCTGATCACGGCGATGGTCAAGGGCGCGGATGGCGTTGAGCGAGAGGTGACCGCCGCGGCGACTGATCCCAACGCGCCGAAGCCTGTACCGACAGGACTCGCGGCGGCTCCCAACGTCGGCGCCGAAATGGGTGCTGCCGCGGTTACGCGCGTGCTCATGCCCGAGTCTGAGAAGCCCGCTCTGTCACTGCCCGATCTCATTGGTCGCTGGTTTGACAGCATGATTCACAAGCGCTTCGGCGTAGACATTGGGCGCGGCCCACAGGATCTCGGCCTCGTTGGTCAGGGTCACGTGGTGGAGGGCCACCAGCTGCTCATGGACGCCGAGACTGGCGAGGTCGTGCGTGCGATGCCTGGCTCGAAGATCAACGAGGACAAGCTGTACGTGAACACGCGCAACCTGCCTGAGTGGCTCGTGAACAACCCCGACCTGGCAAAGGGAGAGCACTCCGCATGATGCAGAGCGGTGGACAGGCAGCTGGCCAGCTGAGCGTCGGTGCGCCCGGTTCGCCGCCAGCTGCACCACTCCCGACAATCGACCAGCCAACCACGGGCGATCGCTTCCAGGCAGTCATCAACTGCCACGCCTGCAATCTCCATCAGATCGAGGTGGCGATCGAGGCCAACCAGCACACGACCGACCCGCATCCAGCCCAGCCTGGGCGCACAGTCGCGCGCCACCCAGTCATTCTTGCCTGCTTCGACTACGCAAGTCTGGATGACCAGGGGCGACCCGCGGAGGGCCAGCCAGCCGAACTCAACATGACGGTGATCCGCCAGATCTTCTCGACGCGCTATGCGCACGTTTCAGCTGATCCGCCACCCGCGGACGGCTCGCACATCAGCGTTGAAGGCATGCACGTCATCGCCGAGCTTGACCAGGCTGGCAACGCCACGGGTCGGGTGAGGTTCGGCAACCCAGACGAGGTCAAGTGATGCTGCAGTTACTTCTTATCTTCGCGGTGTGGCTGGGGCTGATGACGCTTGCGACCAGTGGCCGCGGTACGACCACTGATTCGAGCATCCTGCAGTTCGTACTCGGCAAAGCGGCTTACACCGCGCCAGCTGGGTGCTACGCGGCGTTGTTCTCAGCCACGCCGACCGCTGACAACGGGACGTTCACCGAACTCACCGGCTCGAACTACGCGCGTGCCACGATCGACGCAGCCAATGCGGCCGCGGCCTGGTCAGCGACTACGACGGACAGCACCGGCGTGTGGAAGACCAACGCTAACGTGATCAACTTCCCGACCGCATCCGCGGGCTGGCTGGCTGCCACGGGCTTCGGCATCTACGACGCGGTCACCGGTACCACGAACCTGCTGTACTGGGGCACGTTCGCGTCAGCATCCACCGTCGGTAGCGGCGCGACAGCAAGCTTTGCCGCTTCAGCGCTCAAAGTAACGGAGGCGTAAGCCTCGGGGCGTGTCAGTCAGCCCCGTCACCAACGGGTCGGGCTACGTCGACCAGGCGTCCGGCGGTAGCCTGACCCTCAGCCGTCCGAGCGGCATCGCTGACGGCGACCTGATGGTCGCGATCGTTGAGCGCGACGACGGTGCCGTCAACGTCATCCTGAGCCCGCCGTCAGGCTGGACGGTCGCCGATACCTTTGACAGCGGCAACGGGACGGTCGGCTCCAATCTGGTCTACAAGATTGCCAGCAGCGAGCCGACTAGCTGGACCTTCAGCGTAAACAACGGTTCGATCTACGGCGTTGCACTGATGAGCTACAGGAATGTGGCGTCGTCACAGCCCGACGTCACCCTGCAGCGCGGCTCTGGCACAGCCAACACCGAGGAAGCGCCCGCGACGGCAAGTACGCCAAGCTCCGGTTGCTACGAGGTGGTGCTCTACACCGACTGGTCGAGCAATCCATCGTTTACCACTCCAACTGGCTTCACCCAGCGCGTGCTCGATCAGGGGAATGCCGCGCTCGGTATCTACGACAACGGACCGCTGACGCCGACAGGGGCGCTGGCAGCGGTCGACATGTTCGAGAACAACGCTGCCAACTGGGTTGCCTATCACTTCATCGTCAGTCCGTCGACCACGGGCGTCGCTCTGAGCGGCAGTGTCACCATTCAGGCATCCCAGACCGCCGCGCCGAGCCTGGGCCTCTCGATCACGCTGACTGGCCTGCCGGTCACCACGGCTGCACCTTCGCTGGCCATTGCTGCAGCGGCACCCGCCCAGGCAGTCGCGACAGCAGCGCTCACCCTGAAGCTGGCCGGAACAGCGGCACCACAACCAACGACAGCTGCCGCGCCAATTCTGTCCCTGGCCGGTGTGGTGACAGCTGGTCCTGTCGTCAGCGGCGTGCTCCCTGGAAACGGCGTAGCTCTGACTGGCGCAGCTGTTACATCTGCCGCGGCCTCCGCTGCGCCTGTCCTGGGCCTGCAGGTTGGCATACGCATCGCCACGTCGCAGTCGGCGACGGTTCACCTGGCACTGGTCGCCAGTACCGCGCCGCGGCCAGTTCTCAGCGTTGGCATCACGCTTACACAGCCTCCCCTGGTCCTGACTGCCGGCGGCTCCGCGCTAGCTAGCCCAACGCTTCGCCTGGCGCCATCTGTAACTGCAGGCGCCAGGGTAACTGGGGTGGTGAGTATCGGGACGGGCGTTTTCGTCTCGCTCGCCGGCTCGATCAGCGTTGGCGCTGTCGTCACCAGCTACTCGCTGCCACGCGGGATTTACGGCACGCACCCTCCAGCTGCTACCTACGGCACCCACTTTCCGGCGGGCGTCTACGGCCGCACGACAGGTGGCCCGGTCATTGGTCTGGCTGGCGTCACCGGTGGTGCTGCGAGTTCGACGCTCGCCACCGTCTCCGTCGTAAGCCTCGGCGGCGCCGTGGCGGCCGGCGCGCTCGCCGCGGGCGCTCCGGTGCTCGGCATGGCTGGCAATGTCGGAGCGCAGGCGCTCTTCACTGGCGCGCCGCGCCTGAGCCTGCCTGCCGCTGCGACAGCACAAGCCCTGGCTACAGGGGCGGCTGCAGTTCAGGCGTACCACCTGACTGGCTCGGCCGGTGGACAGGCTGCAGCGACCGGCCTGTTCGTGGGCGAGGGACCGATCTTCGTCTTCCTGACGGGCGCCGCCGGGGGCACAGCCGCCACGAATCAGGTCGCCGTCCACCTGGCGCTCGTGGTCGCTGGTGGAGCACACGCGAACGTGACCAGTGCAATGGCTATTGCACTGGTTAGCAGCACTGCTGGCAGCGGCAGCGCGGCGGTAATCGTCCAGCCGATCAACCAGCTGGTCGCCCAGGTAATCGCCCAGGCCCTCGTGCAGGGCGCATTCCTGATCAACTGGCCGTCACCCATCGTCCTGTTCCTTCCGCCGCCGTACAGCGGTGTCGCGGCGCCGATTTCGCGGCCGGTGCCAGGTTCGGCGACCTTCGCCGGTGGCCCACCCATCTTCCCAGGTGTGGCTGTGAAGTCGTAATGCCCGTTCCTCCGAACCTGCCCACTACGCATGTCAACGATCTCGGTGAGTTCATCAACGCTGGAGATATTGACGATCTCGCGACCGCGGTCAACAGCCTGCCTATCGTGGTTAGTACAGCGTACTTCGGTGCTGATCCAACAGGCGTGGGCGACTCGACAGCCGCATTCAACAACGCACTGGCGGCGCTACCGGCTACGAACGGAACGGTGTACGCGCCACCTGGCAACTATCGCATCGACGCCGACGTCATCAAGCTGGGCAATGGCAGTGCGACAGGTGGACCGTCGACGCGCCACGGCATGCGCATCGTCGGCGCCGCGCCGCCGGGACCGTTCTGGGGTTCGGGATTTCCAGCGCAGGGAGCTACGCGGCTCTTCACCACCGCTGCCAAGGACATCATCCACGTCAATGGTCCGGTGGCGGGCTGGGGGCTGCAGAACCTGCATCTCGACGGCGGAAGCGTCGGTACGACCGGCGTCAAGGTACTGTCTGGCCAGAGTGGCGGCATGGACGGCGTCAGCTTCACGAACTTCACTAGCTGGACAGCGTCCTTCAGCTG